GTGGCTAGTGCCTGCCCCGCTTTTTGCTACTCAACCGAACAGCAAAAAGCTTTAACTACAAACAATCACTGTAATGGTAAACGCTAGTTCGTTGATACTCAACGAGTTAACAGAAATCAGCACTTCCAGCGTCTTGATTCTCAACAAGCGAGGCTTCAAAAGTGGGCGCGGAAGACTCAAAACCGGCGCTACCGCCGAATAGATTGACGCTGACCGCAGCTTGGTCGCGGTCCTGCCCAGTCGCTTTCCGCAGGATCTCACTGGCGGTTTTTAGTTCTGCCCAGTTACTCGGCTCTGGCAGGAGGTCATTCTCGGCACTGGTTTTTATTTTCTGGGAGATATAGCGAGCAAGCAACAGCGAATTCTGTTCGCCAATCTCTGCTAAAGAGGCATTTGTGACCGCTTCAATAGCCTCTGTATTGCTTGTAGCTTGCTTTGGCGGTAGCGCTGTCAATTTAGGCTTTGCCGCTTTCCATTCCGCATCATCGAATCTCCGGCTTGTGATAGCGTTACAAGTGACGCCGAAGTGCTCCGCCAAAGTAGCGTCTGGCACTCCGCGAATAGATGCTAGTTTGATCGCTTGCCACGTTTCCGGGCTTACCATTGCTTTAGCCATATCAGCAAAAATCCCCCTCGTTCACGTTCTCCTGCGATTCTGCGCGCCACCCCATCGTGATCGACTCAACAGCTATCCACTCCTTTTCGAGCGGGAAATCAGGCTTCCACGGCTCTCTGCGGGTTAGCTCCAGCTTCCCTGATTCTCGCGGCTCCTGCTCGTATTGCTTCACCCGGCGTTCGTGCGCAAAGGACTGCTCTGGAGTTTTAGGCGTAGGCCGCGAGGTTTTCAGGCTGCTTTCCAGCCATTTCTTCATCGCTTCTTCCATCACTTCTGCAAGGGGCCGCTTGCCTTGCTCCATCCTCACATCCTCCAACAGAGCGGAAGGCACCCGAAAACCTTTTACAAGGGCCTTTCCTGGCCTCAGTAACAAGTTTCTCATGCTCACCTTCTTTTCCACATCCGTCGGTGTTCGTGGATCTCTTTTGAATGCGCGAGGTGAATAACCGTATTCTTCCAGCCCTAAAATCAGCAACTGGTTGATCAGGTTAGCGAGAGAATCGCCTGTCTTGTCCATAATGAACATGAGAGCCGCGTGGGAAGCCGCATCGACTTTCAAAGTCGGCAGCATTCTCTTTTCCATATATTTTCGGAGTTTTCGTTCCATAACAATGTCAGAATCCCACATTGTATCTCTCAGTCAATCATAACTAAAAAGAGGTCGTAAAATAGTCCTCTGCCACGATGTCATAATTCTAGCCACCTTTAATATACGGGATGCGTAAAAAATGCGAGACACATATCTAACCCAACAAATACACACGAAAAACATTCTCCTGCACACCCATTAACTCATTCTAATTATGACATTGTAACAAAGTAACTCTTATTTCACTCTATTTTTAAGAGCCTCTCTCTCACAAGTCCTTGATTTATAAGGAGTTGAGTAACTTTAGATTAACCAACTATTCACCGTCAAGTCGTTGCCAAATCTTTCTTTTTCGCTGCCATAATCGCTGCCAGAATCCGTTTCTGGCAGTCGGCAAGCTCAAGGATCATCAAAGAACAGAAAGCGATTGGTTATTACTTTGTGTATAGGCATCCACGCAGACGGGAATTTTACCCCCTGAAATCCTGCGGACTGCCAGAAAATCATGTTCTGGCACCTTCCTGGCACCCCATTTCCGAAGATTTGGCAGTCAATTGGTAGTGATTGGTTTTTAATTCGCATTTATGAGAACCCGCCCAAAAGAAAAACAAAACAAAAAGAAAATAATGGTTGAAAGGGGTCCGTGCCGCTCGTATTAGTTACCACGCTCCAAACGAGCCAACTCCTCAAACCTCATGAAAACTGATTCCTACCTCTCCCTGCTCCTTGAATACTCCGGCCTCGCTCTGGCGTTCGTCGTTGCCTCCGCTCCTGTATGGTTCGCAGTGTACGTACTCTGCGCTCTCTCCGCCTCCCGCTAAATCCCACAACCCCACAAAACAAACGAAATGAACACGCCCACGCCCACCCTCACCCGCAGTCACCTGAACCCCCGCAACGCGCCCCCAGCGCCACGCGGACACTACAGCCACTTGGCCCAGCCACACAGTTTCGGCCAGCTCGCCATTATGGCGACTGATCCACTGCAACCTCGCTACGTCCGCCGGTTCCACCGGAACGCCTTAGAAGGATCGCTTGCCTCCCTGGCGACGGCTGTTCGCAGTGTCGCCACCCGTCGCAACTGATCCGTTCCCGCCCTGCCTCTCCAGCATCAAGCCGGAGAGGTAGTGGGGAGCCGAAACACGGCCCGCCAGAAAACCAAAACACCTAGAAACCCGACAACATGAAAACCCTCGAAGAAATCACAGACTACAAAGAAGCCGCGTTCATTCTTGACGCTGAGTACGCAGCCCTCAACTGGCACGGTACGCAGATCCACGGCGGACACCTTGCCACGGATGATTCCGGCTGGAAGCACTATGCTTTCCAAGTCGCATTCCAGCCGCCGTCAAAGACCCCGGTCTTTTTCGATTGGAAGAACGGCACGGGGCACGTTTACCCCGAGTACAAGAATCCGAAGACGCAGCTTCGCCATCCCTTTGCAGGCAAGCCGAAAAAGCCAAACCCCGCCGAAGTGTTGGGCCGCGTTTGTGCTGACTACCTCTCCGCCGAGTCTGAGAGCTTCCCAAGCTGGGCAGCAAACTTCGGTTATGACGAGGACAGCCGCAAAGATCACCGCATTTACGAAGACTGCCAAGCCATCGGTACTAAACTGCGCGCCCTTGGTTTGACCTCTGCGCAGATTCGGCGCTTCGGAGCACTCGCTGAGATGCTGTAACCAAACCCGACAACCCCGAACACCCCATGAAACATAAACACCCTCTCAAATTCACCACTACATCGAAAGAGTACGTGGCACAGTACAAAGGCTACGCCGTCACGGTCCCTGAAGGATGGCCTATCTCCAACAATACCGCCTGTGGCCCGGACGACTCCTGCCGCTTCGCGATGAAGACGAAAGAACTGGCGACTCAGACAACCGGACTGCCTGACTCCATTCTGGCGCATGATTTGAAGTACTACGGGCTGAACATCCCCGCCGAGTATTGCCACCCATGGAGAGAAGGCCAGCACTAACCCCATGCCGCTTCCCGTCCTACCCTCTCCCGCGCCACCACAAAAGCGGGAGAGGGTAGTGGGGAGGCTGTAAAGCCACCAAGAAACGAAACACTCAGAAAGATAAATATTATGGAACTCTCCTGGCACCAGACACAAGCAATCCGCAGACAGTGGCGTACGCGCAACCTTCCCGCCCACATTGAAGGCGCGGACTGGTTGCGCACGGGCAAGGCGCTCTGCGGAGTGAAAAACCCGCGTGTACGCATTGACGCGGAACACCGTCACAACCCCGAAAATAAATCGTGCAAGCGCTGTGCCGCTATCGCGGAAAGCATGAAATGGTAAGACAGCAATGAAACCCACCCTAGAAAAACAAACATCATGAAAACCCAGACAAGCCACTTCCCCCTGCCTTTCCCGACTTTCCACTTCGCCAGCTTCGCATGGCCGCGATACATTGCCACGCTGCCACGCGGCGGGATGGCTAAACGGTTGGAGCGATACAAGAAACCAATCTGCGGGCCTTACTATCACGCCCCCAAGCCGGAAGACGCAGGCAAGGGAACGGGTTTCTACCATGAAAGCTCATGCTCGCCTTTCCGCCTCCGCTGGCAGTATTGTGATGAGGTGCCTACCGTGCGTGTCACTCATACAGGATGGTTCTGCGATGAATATCAGGACCAAAAAATCAGGGGGCTGGTTTTCCGTCTTCCCAAGTCTCGCGGCTTCCTGGCCGGGTGGACAATGGGCGAAGGGATGGCAAGCACGGTGGAGTGTGACATTTACGAGACCGAACGCGGGGCAGCGTACGCGGCTGATTCTCTGGCCGAGAAAGCAGCACAAGAAGAACGCGAGTATCAGGAGAAGGAGGAAGCGGAAAGACTGGCGGAGGAAGCCGAAACCCTCACCGCCGCACTTTGCAGCGCCGAATAAAACCCCATTTTAACCCTAGAAAAACAGAACCCATGAAACCTCCCTACACTCAGAACGGCTTGAAATACTTCATTGATAGTTACGGGCAGAAAATCTGCACGGGCGCGATGATGGGCAGGCGCGACATCATCCCCCGAGACTACGCAGGCGAGCGCTTGCACCTCCGCCGCGTTTCTCTCAATGATGGAGTGTGCTATGATCCCGGCGGGGCGTACTGGGGAAGTGGGACTCCGCTTTACTGCGCCTATGGCGAGACAGAGACAGAGCAGATGGAAATCTATGTACGCCGAAACACCCGCGAAGCAGCGAAAGCAGAGATCCAAGAACGCCTTAAAATGGCGTCAGTTTCCCCGGCTAAATTCTACCGTTGAAACCCGACATTCTATAACCCGCCCCGCGCCCCTCTTCACTAACAATCAAGTCACACTCTCCGCCTGCAAGCGGTGAACGAACCAACACGCACAAAAAAAATGAAACACAGTACCGCCTATAATCATCTTACTCGCCTAAAATCCCGAATCGAAAGCGTCTATTCGGCTTCATGCTCCTACCGCTCGCCGCACTCTGACATCCTCGCCAGGTTGACAAAAGAGGTATGGGAAGACGAGGCATTGAAAAAGTGCCCATCTTGGGTCCACTCCAGTCTGAGTGATTACTCCATGTCGAAACTGCATGAGATCCAGCGGCATTTTGTTTTATGGGCTTTTATGTGTCCTGATGGGAAACCCAGAGTATGGAATCAATTAGACGAAGACACCAGACGCTCGTATTGCACCACGGGAGAGGACAGGAAGACGGGAAATCATTTCTGGCTCAAACTCACAAACAGCCACAGCCATTTCGGAGTCGTGAATGAACAAACGTACACGCAGGTCTGGGAAATCACTACAGACATTTTTTCCTGATATGGACATCCTTGTCACCGTCAAACACCGTCCCTCCCCCTCCCGGTATGTGGCATTTATCGCGGGTCACCCCGCCGCCCGTGCTCCTACCCTAGCCGAAGCGGTGAACCTTGCACGCTCTCACATCGCAGCGTGCTACACGGCAAAAGGCATACCCGTAAACGTGAAAATCATCACGCCATCCCGCAGGATAAACTACACCGTTTCTCCGCTGGGGATTATCAGATATAAACACCCAAAGAAATAACACGCCATGAAATCCACCCCTGAAGAACTCTCCGCTCGTTTCCGACTCCGCTTGCACCTCGCTGGCAAGGGCTACCCCTCCCCTCGCGAGACTGGCACGCCCTTTTTCCATGAGGCGAAGGAACCGGCCGGTCGCCATCCCGTGCGAGTCACTGACAATCGCGCATCCTGGCACCTCCGCCGCATGGACCACGACTCAGCACGAACGCCAACACGCGAAGCGCACAACCTCCTTTCACGCCACCACGAACGCCTTTCGCTAGTCATTCAAAACCTCCTGATCTGGGGCGCGGTCGCCTGGATGGTCTGGTACCTTTTCTTCTAATCTTATAACCCCATCCCGTCTTCCACTCATAGCCTTTATGAAAAATCGAGCCAACGTCACAACACTACACCGCGCTGCGATGCGCAACAACTGCGAAGCCGGAGCTTTTGCGCGCAAGCTATTACGCGAAGGCTGGAGACACCCGGATTTTGCCGAGTGCTCCGCGCAAATGGCTTTTATCGCCCGTCTTGACAGAATTGGCGCATTTCACGGCCCAAAAGGAAAACTTCCATAAATTGCTACAGTCTGTAACTCACCCGCCCACTTCCAACACCCAAGAACAAATCCCCCACGCCGACACGAAGCGGTGAACGGATAAACACGCACAGAAATAAAAACTAGAAAACCAATATGAAAAAGAAACTTACCCTCGAACAAGTCGCCGACAAAATCGAAGTACCAGGAATCGACGATTGTGACATCATGTTTTCCTGTTCATCCAGAGATGGAGAGGAAAGCCTATACCTCAGAATGCAAACTTTCGAGTTTGAACAAATGGAGTGCTATGCCTGCGAGATGACGTGGGACGGAAAAAATGACTGCCACGGCTTGCCTTTTAGTCGGGCCTTCAAGATACAAAAACAAGCGGTAGCAGAACTGGTTGAAGCTGCGCGCAATGCTTGGGGTAGAGGTAAATTTGTGAAATGCACGGAGACTCGCAAGCTTAACCCTTGATTTCGACTTCCCGAAACGCTACATTCTGTAACCCGCCCCACATCTTCACCCACCTCACTTCCACCCACGCTCGCCGACACAAAGCGGTGAGCGACTTTTAACCCCATAAAAACCCGATTAGAACCAATATGAAACGCCCGAACATCACGCCTGGAGCCTGGAGAATCAAAAGCTCGAATAAGACCGCATCTCTTGAGATAGTCGGTGGAGAGAAATACCACCACGTCGCGCTGTGCAATGGTAAACGACAAGAGAGCCATTTTCGGGCGCAACAAGCAAATTCCCGCGCCATCGCCGCGCTTCCAGCACTCATGGCAGCACTGGAAGAGTGCTTGCTGCGTCTCGAAAATCACGACTCGCAATCGGCCCCTGAATGCCTCCAAGCCCGAGCAGCTCTCATCGAGGCTGGTTACACCTTCCCATGAACCGCAAAATCACGCCCGCCCAAGCTGTTCACATTCGCCGCCTCATAAACCAGCAACACCTGAAACTACGGGAGGTGCGAGCCTCCTACCCGCTCCTCAGCCTCGCTCAGATCCACCGCATCGCCACGGGCGAGAACTGGCAGTCTGTGACTGGCGCAGCCGTGTCACCCAGCTCTGGATCACTCCGAAACGCCGACACGAAGCGGTGAACAAAAATAAAACACCCTCCCAGCTTGATTTCAGTTTATCGAAAGAGTATATTCCCTCTATGACACCTTCCCCACCTTCCGACTCCCCCGAGGCCGCGCTCGCCCGCTACCTCGCCACGGTCAATGCCAGACTCGCTCAGAAACGTGAACTCCGGCAGAAGCTGGAGGACGCCAAGATTCAGAAACAACGCCGACCCTTTTTGGTGGCTCAAAGACTGATTCTGTAACCCAAACCCCACCCTCGACCAGCACTCCACCAAACCCCGCCGCCGACACGAAGCGGTGAACGACTCCAGAAACGAAAACTATGAAACTCTGCATCAACTGTAAACACTTCGACGAATGGCGCTGCCAAAGCCCCAACAACGGGAAAAAGATACTCAGCCCGGTAGATGGGTCTGAAACCCAAAACTTCCTATTTCAAATGTGCTCATCACACAGAACGGGAATACTCACAGGCTGGCTTGGTTCCCGTATGCACAAGCTATGTGGAGCGGAAGGGCGTTGGTTTGAACCCAAAACACCAGACAAATGACCTCCCCCCTCCACGCCATCACTGATACACAGTGGCGCAAGCTCACCGCCGCCGAGATTGCCAAGCTCGCAGGCACGACACTTGCCAACGTCCATCACTTCCGACGCAACAAAGGCAAGCCGAAAGGGCCGCGCAGCCCCGGCTCAGGTCGCCCTGGACGGCATGACCTGTCCAAAATCGACTGGAGCCTCAGCTACGCCGAGAATGCACGTCGAGTTGGATGCACATCGGCCTACATCGCACAAATTTACCGAGCCAAAATGAAGTCAGAGGACTTCGCTTAACCAAATTATGAAACACAACTACACCGACGAACAAATCCAAGCCGCCATTGACGCGGCTTGTGAAACTACGCAGAAATCATATTTTGCCGATATTGGCAGGTCAATAATAATGACTCCGACTGGCTTCCCCAAAACATGGCCCGAAGAGTCCCCAGCCCGCCTCGCTCTAGCCCGCGAGCTTCTCGAACGCCTGCCGACCCCTGCCGCCAGCCATGACAGCCAGACTGCCGAGTCGGACACCTTCGAGGCCCACGCCAAGTTTCAGGCGGAACTTGAATCCGTTTGGAATGGTGACTCATGGACTCCCAAAGTCGGTGACGTGGTCCGGCTCAAGTCTGGCGGGCCGGTGATGACTGTCGCAGCATTTCGTCTTAACGGCGATGTTGTATGCCGGTGGTTTGACGTTGCTAATCCGCGTGTAAAAGATTTCGAGGAAGCTACCATCGAACCTGCCACCAAGGAGGACGCACGATGAACATCGACCAACTAAAAACCGAACTCCGCGAGTTCATCAAACTGAGTGAGACGATCACGCCTCACAGTTACGCCCTCTTCATCGCCCGCGCCCGCAACATCAGCCCGACGATGGCGAAGATGCTTTTGGTGGCTGTGGAACACATCGAAGCAATGTCAATGGAGGTAAATGTTGAGTGCTCGGAGGATGCGCTTAAAGCCTACGACCAAGATTCAAAAATCGCACAAGAGACACTCCGACAAATCCTCAAACTCTGGGAGGAAACGAAATGAGCGACACGCCAGAAACTGACGCCTTCAAACGAACTGTCGGAGAGCCATGGTGGGTGTTTGCTGGTCGCCTCGAACGCGAGCGAGACGAGGCCAGAGCCGAAGCGGCTCACTGGAAATCCAACCACGACAATCAAGTAGCAATCAAGTCCGCGCTTATCCAGCGACCAGACCTTGGTGACAGAGCACAGCGCATTGAGAGGCTAATCAAAGATCGGGCTACCCTCGCTTATAAACTCGTCGGAATGGAAGCCGTTGAAGCTGGCCTGCGGGCGGAGAATGAAAAGATGCGCGACGTGATCAAGGAGGCACATGAAGCTATTGACCTGATTCACATACCACTCGGCGATGAAACTGCGACAAGTGGAAATCCTTGCTGCTGTCCAAATCCTCCGCAGGGGCGCGCTCTCGCTGCTGCACTCGCCAAACTCCAGCCCTTCCTGAAATGAGCCTACCCATCGAAATCACTCACGAAGTCACGCTGCCACAAGTCTTGAAAGCGTCCCGCGAACAGTGGACGACCAAGGATGTTGTAGATGAAATAATCGGGTTCATCTCCGAACAGACTGACACCCGATTTGAAGATCAACTCCTAGCTGCGATTCAAAAATTCAAAGCCGACAACGAATGAACCACCTCGACCTATTCCTCAAAAACAAAGTCGCCGACATGCGGCGAGCCGCCCCGGACTGCGATGTCTGGCTGTTCCCTGAAGCAGAAGGCTACACCGCTTACAAGAGCGCGTTGGAGTGGAAAAAGATCCCTCTGGAGAATGTGAACAAGCACATCCAGGAATGCACAGCCAACGGCCTGAACGTCGCCCTCATCGACCGCGTGTCCCTCGGCCAGCACGGCGGATGGAAGACGATCCTGATCGCCAAAATACCCGCAGCAGTAAAAGAAGATTTCGCTTGAACATTTCGACAAACTGAAAGAGAGTTACTACGTTATGGATACCCCACGAACTGACAAACACGCAAAAGAGCTTGGTAAACCATGGATCGACTTCGCCCGCACCCTCGAACTCCAACTCAACGAAGCCCGCGCCCTCCTCACCCGTATCTCGGACGGGGCCGAGCCTGTCTTGATTGCGGAAGAAATTGAAGAGTTTCTGGACAAGACAGAATTGCCTTGACCTTCACCCCGTTCTGGGTTTCGGTAAATCGAACCTATGTCTAAGCCCACCTTTGATCTCGACACGCCCATTGGAACTCGATTGCGAGAAGTCCGTAAATGGCGCAAGCTCACTCTGACCCAACTCAAGAACAGGTCAGGGGTAGCTGTCGGGACCATTTCGGATGTAGAAAACAACATCCGCCAGCCAAACACTTCCACACTGATGAAGCTCTCCCGAGCTTTGGAGGTGTCACTCAAGACACTCACGGGAGCATAATCCCTCATGGCTAAATACTTTTACGGTGGATCAGTAAAATCCAACCGTGTGAGAGCGTCCGCAGCTAGGTCGTTCGGCGAGCTTGTCAAAAAGCATCTCGACGCGGCAGTCCCGCTACGTCTCACACGCAAGGAATACGCAGCCATTCCCTCCGACACCTCGGAGGGGAGGACCGAGCGACTCAACGCCAAGGACACGACCTATCTCGTCGCCTGCGTCTTCGATGAAGAGGAGACCTCTCGCGAGCGCAAGTTTGCCGAGAAGACGAACTGCTGCAATCTGCTCTTCCTGGACTTGGACACAGAGAAGGATGGTCGCTCACCAGCCGCCCCCTACATCGAGAACCCGGACATCCTGCTGAAGGCTCTTCGCCCCTTCAACTTCGCAGCTTACACAACTGCCAGCTCGACGCCAGAAAAACCACGGATGCGTATCGTGGTGGACGCGGACAACATCACGTTGGAAGCCTACCCAGCAGCGGTGAAGACCATCGCCGAGAGGATCGGGCTGGGGAACATCACGAAAGAGTCGCTGACTCCAAACCAGCCGATGATCTGTCCGAGTCTGTTCGCAGACCAAGACCCCGACAGCGAGCATCCCATGGTGGTGTCGTTCCTCAAAGGAGACGCCTTCACCTTGTCAGATGTCAAAGACACCAGCATCAACCCCGAGAAGGCGAAACGCAGCTACGCAGAGGACGATGGTCTCGAATATCTCCGCGCTCCACTGATGGGAGTGGAGTTCAAGGACATCGCCGCTGCGCTCGAAACATTGTCGCCCAACTGCGGCTACCAAGAGTGGTTTGAAGTCTGCTGCGCACTCCGTCACCAATACTCAGATACCGAGCAGGAAGAGGAAGCCTTCAACCTCTTCGACAAGTGGTCGTCAGGAGGAGACACCTACCCCGGTCCAGACGGCACCCGTGCCAAGTGGGACGCTGTTTACACCACGCCACGCGGCAGAGTGCCGGTGACAATCAGAACGCTCATCAAACGAGCCGCCGACGCAGGATGGAACGTGGGGAAGGTCAAAGAGGACTGTTTCAAAGTCGTCAATGACTGGATCAACGACGAGGCGAAAACACTCCATGAGATGACCCACATCGCTCTGGAGAGAATCGCACAGTTGCCCATCCTGACACACGTTGAAGAAGGAACCCTGCTCAACTCCATCCTGCGGGCACTCACCAAGCTCGGGGAGAAGGGTCGCCTCGGCGATCTGAAGAAGGATCTCGACAAGCTCCGCAAGGCACAACTCAAGTCTAAGACGCCGGAAGAAGCTGTCAAAAAAGACCCAGCTTGGACGAAAGGGTGGTTCTATGTCGCCTGCTACGAGAAGTTTTTCCGTCCATCCACCCACCAGTGGCGCTCCAAGGAAGCCTTCAACGCTGAGTATTCCCGGTTCCTGCTCACTCCGCCTGAGCAGATAGAAGCCCAAGGCAAAGATGCCACCGACACCGCGCTCTACGTCCCTCCGATTCTCCCCAACCAGTACCTACTCAACAAGATCGAATGCCCGGTCGTCGATGACACGACCTATGACCCCACCTCCCCAAAAGAGATTTACAGCGAAGACGAGAATGGACTCAAGTTGGTGAACACCTATCGCGCCTGCTACCCCAAAGCCAAACCTGCGGATGCCGAGCAGGCAGGCAACATCCTCCAAGAGCATCTTCGCAATCTGATTGCCGAGACCGAGTACCAGCGGGTGATCTTGGACTACATCGCTTTCCACGTTCAGAACCCTGGGAAAAAGTGCCGATGGGCTCCTCTGATGCAGGGTGGGGAAGGCATCGGCAAGACATTGTGGGCGATCCTGCTGGGGAAGATCCTCGGAGAAGAGAACGTGATGTATGTGAACAACGAAGCCATTCGCGGCAACTGGAACGAGTGGGCAGTTGGAGCGCAACTCATCGTCATTGGGGAAGTGCGTGTCGCCGGGCACAACAGGCACGACATAATGAACAAGCTCAAAGAGCTGGTCACAGACGACTTTGTCTCGGTGAACAAGAAGCACGCGGACACCAGAAAGCACAAGAACATCACCAACTACATCATGTTCACCAATCACCACGACGCTCTGGCGGTGATGGCAGGCAGCAGAAGGTACTTCGTCATCAAGTCCAAGCTCCAGACTGAGGAGCAGGTGGCAGCCTTGGGGCCGGGATATTTCGACAGGTTGTTTGGGATGCTGGACAACCTCGCTGGCGGGCTTCGCAGTTTTTTCGAGACTTGGACGATCAGTCCAGGCTTCAACCCCAACGGACGCGCCCCCAAGACCAAGTACCTCGAAGAGATGATTGAGGACTCGGCGGACGAGGTCACTTCAGCCATCCGCCGCACGCTCCGCGACTCCGAGTCACCGCTGCTCTCCGAAGACATGGTCTGGGAGCCGTCCTTGATGGGGGCACTCACGATGGAAGGGTTGAAGGAGAGCCCCCAGCGCATCGGCAAGCTGCTCCGTGAAGAGCACTATTTACGAGTTCCAGGAAGGCCGATGATAGACAGCATGAGGGGCTACCTTTGGATCAAGCAGGGCAAGTTCGATGGAAAGATGCCCGCAGAAGTATTCCAGATTGCTCGCGACCGGGCGGAAGGGAAAGAAACAAATAACGAGGAGGAATTTTGCTAAATATGAGAACAAAAAATAAACACAGTAAGCATGTTCCAGTTGAGATAACTACACCAGTAACACTTTATCAGGTGCTCACTGACGCACACGATCAACTTACGGAAGAAGAGATTATCGCGGACATCATCAAATCCTGCTGCGATTTAACCGATCCAAAGATGAGTTTTGAGACAAAACTTATCGAAGCCTTACAGAAGTTCAAAGAGGAGAACCAATGAGCCCCACCGACTTCAATCTCGGACGATCAATACCCCCGACACCAACAGGCTTTGAGTTAGTTGAACTCAGCTACGGCGAAGTGCCGATCAAAGGCTGGAAGTGGTGCATAAACCCAGGCACTTGGGTAATAAAGTGGCCTACCGAAAACGATCCAAAGTGGCGAGACTTTACGTCGGTTGAAGAGACAGTAGGAGTTGAGTTTTCATTATTTTGCAAACCTATCCCAGACGATTTTTGTATATGAGCCCCGCCGACTTCACCATTGAATTTTACCGCAAGTGCCTGTCCCAAGCAAAATGGAACAGCAGCGACGAGCAAGACATGAAGAGCGTGATCCTGCTTGAAAACGTAGCTGCCGAGCGAGAGGGAGAGTTTTATCACGCCTTCGTCGAAGCCTACCAACTCAATCGTTTTGCACCTATTTATACCACACATTTTCCAGTAGCCGCACAACCGGCGACAGAAACCCAAAACACAAAACCAAACACCGCTACGACAATGAACACCCTGCTCAAAGACATCTACGAAATCCTCATCAAACCTCTGATTGACGCCATCGACCGCAACACTGCCGCCAAAGGCGCCGTCTATCCCACCTGCACTGAATCGGTCGGAACCGGCGCTGAAGCTCCGTCTGAAGACAAGCCCGAGCCCAAGAAGCGCGGACCCAAGGCAAAAGCTGCGGACCCTGAAGCGCCCAAGGTCGTTGAAGCTGAGACTACACCAGCCGACGAGGAGCCTTATCTGACCGGACCTGAACTGGTCGAGCTGATGAAGCCCCTCAAGGACACACCATACACCAAGAAGCTCGTCGAGTTCCGCGACGGCACTCTCGGCTTCTCCAAGATGACCCGTGAGATGTCCGACCCAGCCATGCTCCGCCAGATGGAGGCCAAGATCCGCGAGTTCCTCGCCGCCAACGAAGAGGAGAAGGACGCAGCCTAAACCCCCGCCGCAATCGGGCGCGGTTCTTCGGAGCCGCGCCCTTTGGTAGTACAAGCCTATGAAGACAATCGACTACCTACAACTAGCTGCGCTGGCGCTGACAAGCTACATCACCATAGCCTTATTCCGTTATGCTTGGGTGAATGACCACATGACAGAAATGCAAATCCTCAAAAACCTCCACAACGCACTCCTCTGGAAATGAGCCGATACCTCAAACTCAATCTCAACGCATCCGCCGCAGCGACGTGGACCGAATGCACGGCCCAACCCCACTACGTCGTCCAGAACGCCTCGCGCATCCCGCCACAAGACACGGAGTTCTCGGTCGAAGGGACTGTAGCTCACGGTGTCGTCGAGGCGATGTTCAAGCGGACTGCCATCAACCCCAAGGCTACGCCGGAGATGAAGACGCACGCCTCCGCGTTCGTCGCCTTCTGCCTCGATAAGAAAGCTCCCGGACAGACGGAGCACCTGAAACGCACAGGGATGGGCCACAGGTGGTGGAGCGAACTGAAGGTCAACCTCTTCTACATGCTTGCCCGCAACGGCTACGTTGACTTCTGCTGTGTTGCTGACGACGGCGTCCATATCGCCGACTACAAGTACGGTCAGGGAGTCGCCGTCTCCGCGTTCGAGAATCTCCAGATGGCGATCTACGCACGGTCGATGATCGAGCAACTCAAGCTCAAGACTCAGACCGTCCACATGCACATTTACCAGCCGAGAGTGCGTCAGGGAGACAAGCAGTCAACCTGGGCCCTCGACTACAAGGAACTCGTTCAGTTTACGGACGACCGCGTGCTCGGACCTGCGGAGGACATCCAGGCCAAAGCACTCACCTTGGAGTTCCGTCCCGGCACCAAGACGTGCCAGTTCTGTCCTTGTGAGAGCTTCTGCGAGGCCCGGACGAAGTGGTTGCTCGACGATACGCCGCTTGAGACGATCACATCAGGAGAAGTACCGAAGCTGCCGAAAGCTGACAGTGTCTCCGACGACGTGCTCTCCAAGCTCATCCTCAAAGTGGACGACATCAAGAAGTGGCTCGGCTCCATCGAGAAGTATGGTCTGGCAATGGCACTCAGCGGCAAACCGCTTCCTGGCTTGAAGCTGGTGAAAGGAAAAGGCGGACACCGCAAGTGGGGCAACCCAGACCTCGCCAAGGAGAAGCTGTTGGAGAAGCTGAAGCGCGAGGAGTGTGTGAAAGAAGACATCATCACACCAGCACAGGCGGCTGAGTTTGAAATCGACTTCGAGAAAGACGAGTGGAGCGTCATCCAGAAACTCATCGTCAAGCCTGAAGGGGGGCCGACGCTCGTTTCAGTTGACGATCCACGACCTGTCTATGGCTCGGAGAATCTGGCGAACGTGTTTTCTGATGAGACTGGAGCGGAGGACTTTTGCTGATGAACTACACCCTTTGGAACGAAGAGTGCCTGTCTGCAATGGAGCGCATACCGGATGGCAGCGTGGACATGGTCATGTGTGATTTGCCGTACGGGACGACACAGAATAAATGGGACAGTGTGATTGACCTGCCGACTTTGTGGGCCGCTTATCGGAGAGTGTGCAAACCTTCAGCAGCTATCGTGCTGACGGCTGCCCAACCATTTACAAGCGTGCTTGTGTGCAGCAATTTGAAGGAATTCAAATACGACTGGGTTTGGCAGAAGGAACGAGGTACTGGGCATTTAAACGCTAAAAAAGCCCCCTTGCGCGATAAAGAGGACGTACTTGTCTTCTGTCAGACAACCCCGCTTTATCTACCTCAGATGAAGCTGGGTGAACCTTATAAGGACAAATGTGGTAAAAATAAAAGCGCCAATTTTGGGGCGGACAAAAGAGAGGGAAATGATAACTCCGGTTTCCGATACCCGACAACAGTTTTGAATTTTCAGGGGTCTTCATCGAAAGATAAAGTCCACCCCACTCAGAAGCCCGTCGCCCTGATGGAGTATCTCATCAAGACCTACACCAACGAAGGCGAACTGGTCCTCGACAACACGATGGGCAGCGGCACGACAGGAGTCGCCTGCGGTAACTTGGGACGTAAATTCATCGGCATTGAGCAGGACGAAAAGTACTTCAAGATCGCTCAGTCCAGAATTTCAGCCGCTTACCCGAACGACGATTTTTGTTAAATCACCCCTTGACAGTTTCAGTATCTCGAAATATAGTTACTCCGTTAAAGCGAAACAACTCGCCTCTTATACACTCAGTTCAAACTACACTACTACCATGCCACTAGACCCAGCAACAGCGATCATCAAATGTCGCGTCGATTACCTCCACTGCTTCAAACCTTTTGAGGGACAACTCAACCAGGGAAACCCCAAGTTCAAAGTCACCTGCATCATCGACCCTAGCACGGCTGACGGCAAAGCAGCGATGAAGTCAATCGACGCTGCCGTGAAGCACGTCTCCCTCGACAAGTGGAAGAAGCACCCGCTTGTCTGGAAAGACCCGAAACGCTTCTGCGTGTCGGACGGCAACACCCACACGGACAAGGACGACGAGATCAAGGACGCCTACAAAGGCATGAAGGTCGTCTCTGCCAGCAACAAGAACCGCCCAGTCATCGTCGATGTGGACGGTCGCACGCCTCTGGCGGCTGAAGATAACAAGCCTTACTCTGGTTCCTTCTGCAAAGTAGTCGTTCGCTTCTACGGCACCGAGAACGGCGGTCGCGGCCTGTTCGCAGGCTTCGAGGCTATTCAGTTCCTCAAAGATGGCGAGCCTCTCAGTGGCGGCGGAAGCCGTGTCCGCGCAGAGGACGTGTTCTCCGACGAGTCGGATGACTCCGAAGACGCAGCGTAAAACCTTTGGGTATAGTTTAGTGCAAAACACAGGCGTTAGCCTGAGACGTTGTTTCGGAGACAACTGCCCATCCAATTTCCTCCCGTAGCCTTCAACGGCTCAACACCGCGTCAGCGATCTAAATCGGCTTGTAAACCGAAAGGAGCGGCGGACGGGAGGACTTCTTTTGTTTTGAGATCATGCCCACCTATCATGTTGACATCGAGACTCGGTCCCGCGCTGACTTGAAGAAGGTCGGCGCGCACCGATACGCGAGAGACCCTAGCACAGAAATTCTGTGCATCGCGATTGCGGAGGGGGAGCGTGATCCTGAACTGTGGGTGCCTGGATGTGAGGAAGGCTACCAAGACTCAGAGCACCTGCTCGCCAAGCTATCCCACCCCGACTCCATCGTTTATGCCCACAACGCGCAATTCGAGATAGCCTGCCTCGACGCCCTCATGGAGAAGACGACGGGCTTCGCTCCGCCCGCTCATCACCAATGGCGTTGCACCGCAGCTATGGGCAGACGTGCCGCCCTGCCTGCGAGCCTGGAGAAGCTGGCGGAGACGTTGAACCTGAAGAACCTGAAGGACAGCAAAGGCAAAGGTCTGATTCGCAAGTTCTCCGTCCCGCAGACTGTCGGCAAACGGAAAGGCGAGTTCATCGAACCGACTGACGAGCCGGAGGCTTTCAAGGACTTCACGGACTATTGTTTAACCGATGTTAAGGTCGAACAAGAAATTCACAGGACGTTGAAAGACTTCGAGCTTACCGGATTCCCACTCCAGACGTTTCTCTTAGACATTGACATCAACTGCCGTGGCTTCCCCGTGAACCTCGACGCGCTCCGCAAGGCGGAGAAACTGGTGAACGAGGAGACGGAGGCTCTCGCTGAAGAGTTCAGGAAACTCACCGGCTTCGAGCACACTCAACGTGATCGCGTGGTCGAATGGCTACAGAAGAACGGTTTCAAACATGACAACCTTCGTGCTGACACACTGGAGGAGATTTTCGAGGACGAGGAGTTCGATGACTCGACACCTCTTGGCCGTGCTCTGACATTGAAGAAGAGGGTGAGTTACGCTTCACTCAAGAAGATCCCGGCAATGCTCGGCTGTGCAGGTCCACAAGACAACCGTGTCCGGGGGACACTGGTGTACCATGGCGCAGGCACGGGGCGATGGAGTGCATCACTTGTCCAACCTCAAAACTTCAAACGCCCTGCTGAGTATCTCAAGAAACTGACAGGTAAAGCCTACGACGACATCATTGCAGGATGCAACCGTGACTGGCTCAATCTTGTGTATGGACCACCTCTTGAAGTTGTTTCGTCGTGCATCAGGCATTTCATCCAAGACAAGGGACCGATGCTAGATGCCGATTACGCGGCCATCGAAGCGCGCATCATCGCATGGCAAGCGCAGGAGAAGTGGAGGCTCGACGTGTTCAAAACGCACGGCAAGATTTACGAGGCGTCGGCGTCCATGATGTTCAAGGTTCCTTTCTCGGAGTTTGAGTCGTATGAAGCTCGCGGAGAGAAGCATCCTCTACGCCAAAAAGGTAAACAGGCCGAGCTTGCGTGTGGTTTCGGGGGCGGAGTCGGTGCTCTCGAACGCATGGGAGCACTGAAGAACGGACTCACCAAAGAAGAACTCCCGGACATCATCAGTCAATGGAGGGAAGCCAACCCAGCAGTCGTCGTTCACTGGCGAACGACTGAGGACGCTGCCAAGAACGCCATCAGAAACCCAGGAAAGGTTTACCCGTTCGGTGTGAACTGCGGTTTCTTCAGGACCAAGACCGCAGGCATGGACTACTTGTTCATGCGTCTCCCCAGCGGCAGGAAGCTCGCTTACCCACAACCTCAGCTTACTCCCCAGCTTGTGTGGAAAGAGGAGAAGGTCGAGTTGGTGAACGGAACTGACGAAGAAGGAAAACCAATCCAGATTCGCAAGGTCATAAGTTACGAGCAGAAGAAACTATTCAACCCGACGCCTGATCAAGTAGCCAAGGTCAAACAGAAGCATCCCAAAGCTAGAATGTCGGAAGCGATCACCTTTTTTGGCCAGATACCGATGAAGGCAGTTTGGGGACGAGTAGCCACATATGGCGGATCGCTGGTGGAAAACAGTACGCAAGCGATTGCGGCAGACTTCATGGCCCACGGTGCCATCAACGCCTCCCGCGCAGGCTACAAGATCGTCGCCCTCATCCACGACGAAGCCCTCTCCGAGTACGATCCCCTCGCAGGACAGTCAGCCGACCACTTCGTCGAGTGCCTCACCAAGCTCCCCTCATGGGCCGAAGGTATGCCCCTCGCCGCTGAAGGCGGGGAGGTTGAATTTTATCAGAAATAATTCGACAATTTCGACAAACTGAAATAAGTTTACTACCTCTATGAACCCAAAAATCAAACCTACGAGGGTCTGCGTTGACCTCGAAACGATGGGCACCCGCCCAGGCTCCATCATCACCTCCATCGGAACCACTAAGTTCGACGAGAACGGACCGTACGGCGAGCCATTCTACATGAGGATCGACATGCAAAGCTGCGTCGATGCGGGGATGCTCATCGACGTGGACACCGTCAAGTGGTGGATGAAGCAGTCGGGCGCAGCAAGAGAGGAGTTTCAGAAAGAGTCTTCTTTTTTGAGTTACGTCTTGGAAGCTTTTTCAGTGTGGTGTGAAGCTCCATTCACACCGACAGGCTACGCAGCAAATCCAGACCTAGAACTCTGGGGAAACGGTGCCAACTTCGACAACGTGCTCCTGAAAGCAGCCTACGACCTGCTCGGCTTGGAGGCACCTTGGAAATTCTGGAACGACCGCTGCTACCGCACCCTTAAAGCGATGTACCCCCACATCAAGATGCCTGCTCGTGTGGGCACGCACCACAACGCTCTCGACGACGCCATTTCGCAGGTGAACCACCTGATCCTGCTCCCGGCGTTTCAGGAGCTGTGCAAGGCGGAGAAACAGGCAGAGATGGACCAACTTCAAAGAGAACTGATTCTGTGAAACCCGTCGGCCCCCAACTCGAAAAAGACATCGAGAAGAAAATCGGTGAGTTCGCCAAGAAGCACGGCTGTCTATACCTTAAATTTGTTAGTCCCGCACGCCGCGCCGTCCCTGATCGGATGATCATCACTCCGCAAGGGGTGATTGGGTTCCTCGAAGTGAAGGCTGCGGGCAAGAAACCCACACCGCTCCAGATGGGGGAGATCATCAAACTCACGAAACAGAACTGCCTAGCTACTTGGTGCGACAACGTCGAGGACGGCTGCGAGTTCATTCGAAAACTATTGAAAACGGATCGAGAATTTTGCTAACATGCTTCTGGAAAAAATACACAAACAGCTTCTACGAGACGAGTTTATAACCAACGTTGACAGTTGGGGATTTGGTTCAGACTTTATCCACAAAGTACCCGGATGTTTTGACCTTTTAATCGACTGGCGTGTTCTGGCGCACCGTTACGAATACAGCTTAAAGCAATGAAGTTCCCTTCTTCAGAACCCCAAGACCTGCTGACACAGCATCTCCTCGACCACCCGCACGCTCTTGGCTTCGTCGGCGTCGGCATCGGGAAGACCGCAGCTACGTTGTCGGCGCTGAACACCCTGTTCCAACGGAAACAGACCATCGGCGCTCTCGTCCTCGCTCCAATGCGTGTGGCAAACCTGACTTGGCCTCTGGAGGTGGAGAGGTGGGACGACTTTAAGTGGATGAAGGTGGCAAACCTACGCTCTCCTGCGGGCAAGCGTGCGTTCCTGCAAGGCAAAGCTCACATCTACGTTTGCAACTACGAGTCCATCCCCAAGCTCGTCGAGTTGGTAAAGACTCGGCGGAGCATGGGGCTAGGACTCCCATTTGACCTGACGATAGTGGATGAATCCACCAAGCTCAAAAACCCCACCTCCAAGAGAGCCAATTTATACCGCCGTGAAGTTACGCATGAAATCCACAAACGTATATGGGCGCTCACTGGCACCCCCGCTCCGAACTCGCTTCTTGATCTCTTCGCCCAAGCACGTTTCGTTGATAACGGGAAGAGGCTTGGTCGTGCGTTCGAGCACTTCAAACAGACCTACTTCAAGCAGTCTGGGTATGGGGGCTACAAGTGGAAAGAACTTCCAGGCTCCGGTGAAGCCATCGAGAACCGGCTAGCCGACATCACCCTCACGCTCCGCTCGAAAGACTGGCTCAACCTGCCGGAGACAGTGGTTGAGGACGTGGAAGTGCATCTGCCCAAGAACCTCGTCCACGACTACAAGGAGTTCGAGAAGGAACTGGTGCTCCAGTTGAAGTCAGCGGAGATCACGGCTCCAAATGCTGCGGCACTGGTCGCCAAGCTGCTCCAGTTCACGTCGGGGAGCATCTATGACGCCGACAGCAAGTGGCACGACATCCATGATCTGAAGATCAAAGCACTGGAGAAGATCATCAAGCAGACGGAGGGGCCGGTGCTGGTAGCGTGCGCCTTCAGGCACGAACAGGAGAGGCTACGAAAATACTTTCCCAAGGCCCGATTCTTTGCGGATGCCAAGAATCAAACCTCTCAGAAACAGCTTTTAGAGGATTGGAACAACAAGAAGATCCCCATCTTGGTCGCCCATCCGAAGAGCGTTGGTCACGGGCTCAATCTCCAGCACGGGGGAAACACACTTGTCTGGCTTACACTGACCTACAGCCGAGAGGACTACGAGCAGATGATTGCTCGTCTCGACCGGCGAGGACAAGGAAGCGTAGTGACGGTCTATCGACTGATGATCCCGGATACAGTGGACTACGCAGTAGCAACGGTGATCGAGGAGAAAAAGGTCACAGAAGACCGACTTTTAACTGCGCTCCAGTTACTAGAATCTTACCGCGAAGGCGCGGTGCCAAGGAAGAAACTAACCATCAAACATGAGGAGGACTTTTGCTAAACCATGAACTATCTGAAACGAATCCGAGAAATCATCGAAGACGAGTCGCTGTCTCCGCACAAAAAGGTGTCAGCCATCAAGGCAAGCCTTGGCAAGCCTCGCGGCCCTTACAAAGTCGAGTATAAGGTCCGCGACATAAAGGCTTACCAGACAGCACGCTACAAGTCCCTCCGAGCATCGGGACTATGCACTCAATGTGCCGAGTCCAAGGCTCGTCCCGGCAAAGCCATGTGCTCTGTCTGCGCCAAAAAGCACCGAGTCCAAGCTCTCGCACGCTACCACAATGGCTAAGCGTCAGAAAGAGTGGGCTAGACGCGCTAGGTTTGAACTGATGTTCAAGCTCGGCGGAGCCTGCTTTGAGTGTGGAACAGACAGAGACCTCGACTTCGACTGCATCATCCCCCAAGGACCAGCCCACCACCGAGCTATGGACACCAGCCAGCGAGTCAGTTTTTATCGACGCCAGCATAAGGAGGGAAACCTCCAGTTGCTCTGCCGCCACAGATGCCACAAAAAGAAAACTGTTGCTGACCTGAAACGTCAGCAGGAACAAGAAGACAACGAACCATTTTAACTATCATGCCCGAAGAGACCTATGACACCTCTCGCTTTCAGCGGGACAACGTGACTCCCGAAAACGTGCAAAGCCCGGCTCCACCTACCGGATACCGACTGTATAAAGGCCCACACATGTGGCAGAAGCTGCCAGAGGGATCACGTTTCTGGTCATCCACTAAAGGGTGGGACAACGAAGCCTCATCAGCTATACCAGTCACGAATGCTTACTATGCTATCCCTGTGAAGGTTGAACTCCCGCCCGCTCCACCCCAACCCGACATCCTCGAAGAAGCCCGTGACCTGATCCACAAAGACCGCGCTGCGGACTATGGCGAGGCCAAAGCCAGTTTCACCCGCATTGCGCAGTTGTGGAGTGCCTACAAAGGCGTCGAGATCACGCCCAAGGATGTCGCCTCCATGATGATCCTCCTGAAAATGTCGAGGAGCGTGACGAGCAAAAAACGCGACAACTGGATCGACACCATCGGCTACGCTGCGTTAGGATCAGAACTTGAATGACCAAGCCTCTTCCAAAACGTCCGACCATACCTGAAGCCGCCAAACGGCTGAAGTATGGGGTGAAGTTCATGCCTCTGTGCGATTCCCGAACAGGGAAAGTCATCGTGCAAATGCCGGACGTTTTGATCGAGCGGGAGATCCTGCGGAACTACGAAACGGTCTCAACCCTGCTAGGAAACGAGATACTTCCGTGGGAGGAGCACTTCAAACTCTTCGTGAACCATGTCCTCGGGAGGAACGATTGGCCCTTCAAGTGGCATTGGAATCCTTACTCAGAGACGATTCTTCGGAACGTCAGGAACGAGAAGCTGATGGCGATCTCCGGTCATGCAAGCTCAGGTAAATCGGCATTCCTGTCGATGTATGCCGTCTGCATGTTTCTGATCTTCCCAGAGAACACGAAGGTATTGATCACCTCCACCTCCCTGAAAGACTCTCGAAACCGAGTCTGGGGGGAAGTGGAGAGAATGTGGAACGAAGCGACTCGCTACTTTGGCTCGCTCTACACCTACTTGAAGCTGCCGCCGTCGATGCCGGGGAAGCTGGTGTCCTCCGCAGGGAAGATCACAGGACTCACGCCCGAAGGGAAAGCCAACGACCTCGTCGGCATCGCGCTGGTGGCGGGCGGGAAAGGAAACGACGATGTCAGCAGCCTGATCGGTTTCAAAGCCAAGAACCTCCTGCTGCTGGCAGACGAGCTTCCCCTGCTCACCCACAACCTCTACGACGCCACCTCGAACTTGATGGCGAATGATGGCTTCAAGATGCTGGCATCTGGCAACTTCAGCTCTCCGTTCGACCCGATGGGACTTTTCTGCGAGCCGGAGGAGGGATGGAACAGTGTGGACGAGAACACCTTCGAGTGGCGGACCAAAGTCAACGGCTTCTGCATCCGTTTCGATGGGGAGTTGTCGCCGAACGTCCGAGCGGGCAGAACAGTTTACCCTGGGCTGCTGACTCAGGAAGGTCTCGATGAGATCAAAGCCCGCTTCGGACCCAAGTCCCCAGGCTACTACCGAATGGTGAAGAGCTTCCCCTGTCCGACAGGAGCAACGGATACCATCTATTCCGAGCCGGAACTGACCAAGAACCTCTGCGCTCAAGGAGTCAACCAGTGGCTCGTTCGCCCAACGCCCGTCGCGTTCCTTGATCCGTCATTCTCCAAAGGTGGGGACGCGGCAGCCGCCAGTTTCGGGTTGTTCGGAATCGCACAGATCAATGGAGCAAACCGCCAGATCCTTTTCAAGACCGACACCCTCGACCTGATGAAACAGGTGGACGCTCGGCACAAGACCAAGGACCGAAACGAGCAACTAGCGGAACTGTTCATCGCCGAGTGTGAGAAACGCAACGTCGCGGTGCCCGACCGAGGTGTCGATGCCACAGGTGGTGGTGATCCGTTCTCGACCATCATGGCGATGAAGATGGGCCATGGGTTCCAGTTGGTGTCCTTCTCAGGAGCCGCCAGTGACATGATTGTGAGTGCCACAGACAAACGGAAAGGCAAGGACCGATTCACGAACCGAGTCTCCGAGTTGTGGTATGTCGGCAAGGAGTTCGTCGCGAGTGGGCAAATCCGAGGCTTGGACGCAGCCACCATGGTCGAGATGTGCGAACGCACCTACACGGAGCGAGGCAGCAAGGTCTGCGTCGAGCCCAAGGAGGACATGAAGAAACGCACCAGCGGTCACAGTCCCGACCGTGCCGACTCCTGGGTAGGACTGATCGAGATTTGCCGTCGCCGTCATCGGTTCGTCGCCGCAGCCCGAGCCGCGCAACAGGTGAAACCCGTTGGTCCGCAACGCCCTTGGTGGGAGCCACCCCCACCACCCAAACCCACGTTCCGAGACGGCCTGCTCGCCGACGCTGGATGGGCTGGAAACGGAAAAGAGGCAGCTTGGGGAGAATAGAGTTGACGTAGTAGAAAAGATTCGATAACCTGAAAAACACATGCCCAACCACCCCTACTCTGAAGACTACTATCTGAACGGACCCAAGTTCGGCCTGTCTAACTACGAAAACTACCACTGGCTGCCCGACAAGACGCTGCCGATGGCGCTCCAGTTGAAGTGGATGCTAGGCATCCGCAGCGACGATGTCGTTTTGGACTTCGGATGTGCTCGCGGCTACACCGTGAAAGCCCTGCGTATGCAAGGAATCCAGGCACACGGCTACGACCTATCTGAGTGGGCTATCGCCAACTGCGATGAAGGCGTGAAGAGTTTCGTCAGCAACACCTTGAACACCTCACCGATGGCTTGGGACCACATCATTGCCAAAGATGTGTTCGAGCACATCGAAGTGGACACGCTGACCGACATCGTGGCTTCGCTGCTACGATCCTGCCGCAAGCAGCTCTACATCATCGTTCCCTTGGCAGTCACTCGCGGAGGCACCTACAACTGTCCGGTCGATGAGCAGGACTCCACCCATGTCATCCGCTGGACGCTGCCGGACTGGATCGAGTTCCTTCAACGGTTCGATAAGAATTTCGTCGTCAGCGGCGGCTACGAGGCTCCTGTCGTCAAGCCGAACTGTTTCAAGTATCCGAAGAGCTATGGGTTCCTCACGGTGCGGAGGGTGCATGTATGAGTTTAGGTCTAGCCTGTAACTTTTTCAGGGAACCTTTCGCCCTTCCCGGCTTCCTTGAAATGGCGACTTCAGGGTTCTTCGACGACGTGGTGATGGTCTCCTCCCCACCGTCCGACGCCCCGCCAGATGACGAGTCCATCGCACTCGTTGAGAAAGCCGGGGTGCGGCTCGTCCACACCAAGATCGACTCGGGATACGGCGTGGTTCGCTCCAGATGTATCCGCGAGTCCAACGCCGAGTGGGTGCTCATCCTCGACGCGGATGAACGCTTTGCTGAGAATCCTCCGCTTGTCCGCTGTCACGGCACAGAAGGCTACCCGCAGGTGAAGAATCCTGATCTCAAGGTCGAGATGTTGAACCCATCGCACCCGCAAGGAACGATGCTCAAAGACGCGCTGCGGCAGTCAGGCTCCAAGAACGCCTATCGTCTGTCCCGCCGCCACTGGTTCGGCGCTCCAGGCGACTTCACGAAACCTTGCCAGAACTGGCACCTGATCACGGACTGGCAGTTGAGGCTCGTCCGAAACATCCCATTCATCTTCTATGATCCTACGGTCAAGATGCACGAAAAGATCCTCGATTCGAGAACTTGGGCTGAACCAAGCTGGGGAACCGGAGACGAGCACGGCGGACCCTTCATCGACCACCACCATTTCTGGGCGAAAAAAGCCGACCCAGAAGGCCGGAAACTAGCGATCCAAACCTATGAACGTCTGGACAAAGCTGGCACCGAGAATATGTGGAGTAAGACAGGATTTAATGAACCAAAATGATCTTGATTCGCTTGGCACTCATGTTATGTAATAGCGCGGAGGTGACTCATGCTACTGAGTCACCTCCGCTTAACATCCAACATGTTATCACCATGCAAGACGCTTTGTACGCTATTCCATCGAAACACGGATGGATCAAAGGAAAAGGAAAATCTCATCGTTTTAAAGATCATACCGGAGAGATTCATGGGAAGCTGAAAATTGAAAACCTTCTTTTCATGCATCCGAAAAAAGGAGGAGTCTGGCTAGGTAAGTGCGAGTGTGGTAATTTCAGACAAATTTCGGCAGGCAATCTGAAGACAGTAAAGTCTTGCTTGGACTGTGTAGTGTGGAAAGAACCGACGCACGGGGAAACGGTACGTGGTCCCACCGTAGAGTACCGAACCCTTATGGCTATGATTAACAGGTGTCATAACCCAAAAGCCTCAAACTACCAATACTACGGGGGTAAAGGTATTCAGGTAGCTGAAGAATGGCGCGGGGGAGGCACAAAATTTGAAGCCTTTTTAGCTCATGTAGGAAGACGCCCTTCTGACAAGGCAGCGATTGATCGAATCGACAATGAGAAGAACTATGAACCGGGAAATGTGCGTTGGGCAACAGCTAAAGAGGAGGCTAGGAATAGATCCGTGAACATATTGGTGACTTTCCGAGGTCATACTTGCTGCCTGTCCGAAATGGCCGAACGTTACGGACTAACTGCCGCTAGTGTTAGAGCACGGATGAAAAAATACAAAACCTTAGAAGAAGTGTTTTTAAAACCCCTTCAAAAACGCGCCCAAAGAATATGAGCTTTTACACCGAAGTAGATCGCGTTTTCGCGACATGGAATTATAACCATCCCCGCATCCTTCATGCACTTCTGCGCTCTTTGAAGTCCACGTCTCATGTTGAGTGCGGAGTTTATCGAGGCCTGAGCACAGCTTGGGCAGCGAAAGCTATGCAGGAAAACAACCTTGGTCGGGTCTATGGGATAGATTCATGGAGTCTCACGGAACACGCTCACATTTTGAATGGAAAGACGCCAAAACAGCACGCGGAAGAGAACCTGACTACTCTTGGGGTTCGTGAGTGGGTGACTCTCCTTGACGGTAAGTCCAATGAAGTAGTGTGGCCTGAGGTAGTTACTAGTGCCTACCTAGATTCATGGCACGACTATAAAACGGTCGATCTTGAGTTCAACATGGCTGTCGAACGGGGAGCTTACCTCATCGCTCTCGACGACACCGAGAACTGTGTCGGGCCTCGCCTCTTCGTGGAAGAGAACCGAAAGAAGTACGAGAAGAAAGGCTGGGACGTGGTGGACATCCACTCAGACAATGGTCTGACCATCTTCCTGAAGCGTCAGCCTCGTCGTCTGATCACATTCTCCCAAGAGCTTCCTCTGCCGAACCCTGGCGTCGATCTTCGTCCTCTCAGTCTCGAAGAGCAACGGGCTCACTTCGAGGAAGCGGAGAAGGCGACTGGATTGCACTACGGCTCGCTCTACGACCAAACTCAACACGACATGCCGCTATGAAGATACTCAATCTTGGCTGCGGGTACCCTCGTCTCCAAAAGCCTTTCCTCAATCTTGACAACCTTCACTCGTTTCTGAAGCCGGGGACTCCTGAGAGGACCAATCTTGATGCGGAAGGAAACTATGTGAACCACGACGTTTCAAAAGGACGACTCCCTTTCAACGACAACACCTTCGCGGGTATCCTCGCGAGTCACTTCTTCGAGCATTTCCACTGCCAAGACGCCGTGACAATTATGAAGGAGTGCCTTCGTGTTCTGCGTCCCGGAGGGGTATTAGTGGTGAGTGTCCCCGACGCCAGTTATTTCCGAAAAGTGTATCATCAGGACACCAAAGAGAACTGCGTCGAGCTGTTTGGAGAGCCGATGTCTCCAGAACATCCAGATCCGAACTTCTTTACCTGTGCGCTCTGGTTCAACGAGCATTTCGGCATTTTGACGGAGGACTCACTGTGGGCCTACCTGATACGCGCTGGGTTCAAGGACGAGAACGTGAAGCGCACTCTCCCAGAATCACCAGTCCTGAATGAAGTGGAAGGTGTCATCCGTCAGAACTTGAACCGTCCTCTTTTCTCATTGGTAATGTCTGCTACTAAACCGCTATGAGACTACCTTCCTCCATCGCTGAAAAGCCAGAACTCGACACGTCCTTCACCTCGACCGGAGCCAAGCTATTCCACCATCAGGAAGCGATGCAAGCCCTCCGTGACGGTAAAGGGATGCCCATCTCCTGCTGGGTGGCCCCGACCGATGTCTGCAATGCCAAGTGCTCCTTCTGCTCAGTTGGCGAGCGTGTGGGTGACGTGCTGCGGTTCTCCCAGATCGAAGAGTTCCTCGGTCAGCTTGTGCCCCTTGGACTGAAGTCTGTCACGTTCTCGGGGGGTGGAAACCCACTCATCTACCGATGCAAGGAGACAGGCAAAGGCATCAATGACCTGATCGAACTGGCACACGACCATTTTGGTCTGGAGGTGGCGATGATCACGAACGGGATGCCTTTGATAGGCTACCCAAAGATCGTGCGTGAAGATGGGTCAGTAGCCACCGTTCGTTTCTCTTGGAAGAACCTGAAACCTGAGAACCTCGACAAGCTGACGTGGTGCCGCATCTCCATGGCGGGGCTGGATCACAACCACAAAGAGCAGGAAGTCTATGTGCCTGACTTTGACCCGACCAAGACCGCTCTTGGTTTCTCCTGGATCATGTCGGACAGCTACGAGGAACCCACTCACAAACACGGCTGGGTTAGCACTCCCGAGGACGTGAAGACTCCAGGAGGTCGGTTCGTCGATGCTGAAGAGCGTCTCCCTTGGATAGAGTCAAGGATCAAAGAGTACGTCGAGAAGCACCGACCTCGCTACGTTCGACTACTCACCAACTGCTTGCAGCCTGAGCGCATCCCGCAGCGCCACGCTCTCCTGCAAGGAATGGCTGATCGGATTGACCCGCAGGTCGTCTTCTCACAGAACAAACCACCGCGCCAGCCGAAGAAGTGCTTCAAGGTGCTGACACGTCCATGCTTGAATGCAGACGGATGGGTCTATGCCTGCGACAGCGTGGTGCTCAATCGAACAGCAGGTCACAAGTTCAATTCTGAGTGGCGCATCTGCACAGGAGACAAGGTGGGGGACCTCATGCAGCATCCTGAGAAGTATCAGATGCCCGACAACATCTGTCCTGGTTGTGTGTTCGCCGATCAAGTGGACCTGATCAATGCCATAGTGAACGGAGCCGAGACTCCGCTTCCAGAAGGAAACATCGACCACGTCAACTTTGTGTAGCCATGAGTCTATTCTGCTCCACCACCGGAGATATTGGCGATTGCGTTTTTCTCCTGAACATCCTCAAGCACCTCCCCAACGGACCGCACTCGCTAGGTCTCCGTCCCTCGACGACAACCAAAGCGAAGACGCCAGAACAGGCTCAGAGAATGTTCGACCTCCTAAAGCCGCTCGTCGATTCTCAGAGCTATATCTCCGAGTTTCGGCTGATCGACCCAAGCACCACCGTTGACTGGCGGAGCGAAGACTTCCGCAGCTTGCGGCACTACACCCCCGGAGAGACGTTGATGCAGGCACACCTGAACCACTACTGCATAGTGAAGCAGACTGCTTTACGTATTGACGGATCGACAGCTTGGCTGAAGGCAAAGCCATCGCCTGTATCGAAAGGCAGAGTGGTGATCAACCGGACAGGGCGATACAGGAACTCGACCTTCCCTTGGTACAAGGTCGTCGATCACTACAAGCACCACCTGCTATTCATTGGTCTGGAATACGAATGGAGAGAGTTCTGCGGGAACTACGGCTATGTTGATTTCCAACCAACAGAGAACATGCTCCAAGTCGCCGAGCTGATCGCAGGCTCGGAACTATTCATCGGAAACCAGAGCAGCGCAGGAGCCATCGCTGAGGGACTCAAACACCCACGAATCCAAGAGACAAGCCTCGTCTTCCCAGACTGCATCTTCCCCCAGGCTCCTGGCCTTCCTGAAGTCCAGCACGTCGCCAAGGGAGACGTTCATCTCCCAGCCATCGGCCTCCGTCCAGCCGTCACCATCCCCTCTTCAGAGCCAACCTTCCGAGAGATGGACATCTCCAGAGTGCCTCCGGGTCGCTGGCAATACCCCGGCGAGAAGCCGAGCAACGCCTTCAATGGACTCGCTTTGACCATAGCCCGCCGTGACGGCGTCTCTCGGGAGCAGGCTCGGCAAATGGTCTATGAGTTCCAATGCGCCCGCCTGCCTGACTTCTTCGCTGCCGAGGATCACCACCTGATACGATTCAAGATCGCGAAACAAAAGGCCGGTTGACAAGTGGGGCAATTTCGATAAATTGAAAGCCCATGCCTTCCATCGACTACGATCAACTCGACCTCCTGTCCGAACAGGTCTATCAAAATGCCGTCCGCAAAGGTTTCCACGAAGCCGGAAAGACGGAGACTGACGTTCAACGTCTCGCACGCTACACTGCCAACCTTCACGGCGAAGTGAGCGAACTGTGGGAGGCTGCTCGTCGCGGAACTCTCGACAACCCCTGCGACAAAGATGCGGTAGTCCCCTTCCTCGGAGGAACTCGCCCGCTGACCTGCTCTGAAGAAGAGCTGGCTGACATCGTCATCCGCGCTTTCGACACAGCCCGCGCTCTAGGCATCCGCATCGGTGAGTGCGTCAAAGCGAAGCACGAATACAACGTGGGTCGTCCACACATGCACGGAGGGAAACTCGCCTGATATGCTGATCGTCATCCCTGTCGGACCCGCTGACGCCGCCAACCTTCATCTCCTGACTCAGGCGATTACCCGCCTGGGAGTCGTTGAGACTCCGGTTCTCATCGTCTCCGTTCCTTCGCTACAAACAGAGGCTGAAGAGACAGCCGCCAAGCTCGGTGCCACCGTCGCCATCACCTCAGACGAGTTTGCGAACGGCTGGCCGGTTGGACCTGATCGCATGTTTATCTGGACCATCCGCCATCTGGCGGAGATCGGGAACGATCAGCCGTGGCTGTGGCTCGAACCAGATGCCTGTCCCGTCAAAGAAGGGTGGGACGTGTTTCTCAGCAACGCTTATGCTGAAGCCAAGAAGCCCTATTTCGGCTTCGTCCGTCCGACTGCATGGCGCGATGCGGAAGGGAACCTGACACCCAAGGAGGGCGACAACATGCTTCTCGGTGTGGCAATCTACCCACCGGATATGCACATGGATCGGGAACTGCTTCCACTGCTCAATGATCTCAGTCTTCCGAAACCTGCGCACCCTGATTCTCCGTGGGACATATACCTCCGCTGGCACATGTTCCGGCGAGGCGTCCACTCCACTACGCTCATCTACGACCGCTGGAGAACGTGCAACTACACCCGAGGTGAGTTCGACGAAATACTGTGCGAACCAGTTGCCGGTGAACGTGGAGCCGTGGGAGGAGCCATCCCCGACGAGGCCGTGCTTGTTCACGGATGTAAGGACGGATCACTACATCGACTGGTCATTGGAACTGAGGGATTGACTACTGAAAAGGCTGTTGTGGTTCTTGATCCTAGTTTCGGAAAAGACAAAACCGTTGTCTCGGTACACCGCGTCAGTGATCTGCCAAAACTCGTTCCATCTACCAAAGAACAGCGTGTCCTCGAAGCTCTCAACAAGATGGATCAGCCTCGTCTCGGAGCGGTCGCCGACATGAGCAAAGTGGACAAAGACACCCTCAAAAAGATCCTCCCGACGCTCGGCTACGAGATCATCGCTGCGGGATGGATCAGGAAACTCCCAACGAAATAACACCATGTCTGATACCACCACTACCAACTCCTCCCACGCTCTCGCAGCGTCACACCCATTCCTCGACGAGATCAAGACTCCGGCTCAAAAGCTGCTGGCACGAAAGAAGGCCGAGCTGGACACCGAGTACAAAACTGCGCGAGGCATCGAAGCGGCTCTCAACAGCCTCGAAGACATTCCCGGCGTGCCAGGGAAACTGCACTTCAAAGTCGTCGTCAATGCTGATGGCTACCAAGTTCACGCGAAACTGGACCGCAGGATCATTACTCCATAAGCATCCAGCACCCCGGAGCATAGTCCGGCGTAGTTCCGAGCTTCTCATCGACCGCCTTCAAGACTGTCATTGGCACGGCAGTTTTGGAGGTAATGTCGCAGCCACAAGCCGCGCACGACCGTTTGTGGACTTCAGAGACTCGGTGAATTTTACGACCAGCGAGCAGCGAGGTGGTCTTCTCTGCCAGCCATGAGCAGAATTTGCACCCACCGATGGAAGTGTTCTTGGGGCAGACAGCGCAGATGTCGATCCGGCGTTTCTGTTCTTCCTCGCTCACCAGTTCCTTCGAGGCATTGAGTTCGAGCATCGTGGCGACGAACCGCTGGATGTCGTCCTGCGTGTAGTAGCGAGCCACATGACCGATCTCCTCGCATGGCAGGTGCGGGTTCTCACGGCAGAGCGTGTCCTGTAGCTCGTCCACCCAGCCCCCTTGGAGGTTGAGGTCATTTGCCAGCCTGTGAGCCCGGATACGCTTGATGAAGCCTCCCCAGTGGATGTCCTTGATCGTGACGCCAGTCTCAGGCTGCGTGTAGGTCCACATGCCTGCTACTGGGCGGTTAGTGTCGAGAAGGTGTCTCATTTCTTGCCGGGAGTGTAAGTCTGGACGCCCATACCGAACAACTGGAGAATCGTCAACGCAGTTGCTTCAGGAACGCCTTGAGCCTCGAACGTCTCCTTCATTTCCGTGAAGGACATGGGGATGACCATTCGTTGCAGTTCTTCGGTGACATCGGTAGGCTCTCCAACGACGTTCTTGCCCTCCAACACGTTCACCGCGGAGCCAACGATAGGACTCAGCTTCGTGCGTCCGAAGTTGGCGAGAACGTCAAACGAGCTGTCGGCACCGTAAGGCACCTCGGCTCCGCGAATGGCGACGATCTTGCCGTTAGCCGTTTTCTTCTCTCCAGTTGCGAGCCTGGACAGAAGCACCGTGGCTTGAATCAAACCGCTCAGCGGATCGACTCGGGTGTCTCCGAAACGGATTTTCCCGAAGTCACTGGAGCGAGGGTCAGTTTCGATTGGCTCGTCTTCATCATCCTGTGCGAGCATTCCCAGAGCATAGACCAAAGCTGCCCCTGTGAGGAACTTGGCATACTCACGCAGGACGAGAGCTTTCGTGCGACCTGAAGCTGTGAAGTAAGGATAGCCTGCGAGTATCTGGAACCGGCTGGCGACGAGACGCGGAGCGAAGAACACGGTGTTCAGCATCGTTCCAGCCTGATTGAACTTCCCGAGGTCTCCGCGACCTGTGGCGATGTTGATGTAGTCAGCAACGGCTTTGACCTCTTGTGGCGTGGGTTCAGAACCCTTCTTCAGGTTCGCCACCATCGCATCAAAGGAGTCAGCCCGCAGCCTGTTCAGGAACACCGTGTACGAACGCTGGGAGCCACGAAGAATCCCCCCACCGAGAGCACGGGGAATCTTTTCTAGCCAGCGGGTCATAAACGCTTCCTCCTGCTTGCTCATCTGGTTCACCTGACTTGTGTCCGCGAGGAACAGTTTCGACTGCTGGTAGAGTCCGTTCTTGTAGTTCTCACGGTTTTGCAGACGGAACTTCTCACCTTTGGCAAACTCGTCGGAGCCGAAAGCACGGAACATAGGTCCGAGATTGCGGAGTCCTCGAAGCGGATTGCCGAGCACAATGAAACCGCCCTGACGCAGCACGGCGCTCACGTCAACGCTGGTAAGGATGGCGCGGGCTGTGTTCAGAGTCTGCTGCGTGGCGTCGAGGATCTTCTTCCCCGGACCACGCGAAGCCAATTGACGCTCGAACACGATCTTGGCCCACTCTTCCTTGAGCTTCTCCTCCTCGACTTGGAGTTTGAGAAGTGCGTCATCGGTCGCACGCTGCTTTTTGACGGGCTTGCTGAAGTCGCCGTCGTCCATGCGCTTCTTTAGCTTCTTCATCCGTGTCTGGATGCGCTTCTTGTCCGTGGCGATCTGCTTCGCAATCGGGTCGATGGCGGCGTCACGCTTCAGTTTGCGCAGTCCGATCAGTTGCTTGCGCAGAGCGTCACGGGCGTCACGCTTCGCCTTCAGTTCAGGTGTCTCGGGAGTCTTCGACACGCGCTTCGGCACTTCGTAGTTGCCAGATGTCAGCATCCCCTGGATACGCGCCATCGACTTGTCGATAGCTGCGGTAGCCAGTTTGATACGCTGCTCGTCGGACATTCCGCGTTTGCCTTCGATGGACTCGCGCAACTTGGACAGAATCTGTTGAAGACTCTTCTTCCGCGCCGTCAGGGCTTGGTATTCAGCCGTCTCAGTTGGAGTGCGACGTTGCGGACGGGACACATCCTTGGCTGCGATCTTCTTCTCCAGTTCAGCGATGGACTCCTGTGCGGAGGCGATAGCTTCCTTGTCGATGTCTTCTTGAGTCCGCGACTTGTCCGCAGCCTCTTTGCGCATCTTCTGCAAAGTCTTGTTCAGTCCGTCACGGACTTCACGCTTTGCATCCAGCTCGGCAGTGTGGAGAAGATTGTCCTCTTTTGGTTTGAACTGTCCTTCGGAAATGAGTCCCCGGAGTTCCTCGATGCGCTTGTCGAGCTTCTTCATCTCCTCGGCGACCGTCTCTTCGAGCGTCGGACCCGCAGGAGCGTTCACTTCATCGGAAATGCGCTTCAAGTCATCGCGGAGAGAAACGAGAGACTCAGTCTCCTTGTCGTAGTCCACCGATGGACGACGCTGGATTTTCTTCCGCGTGTTGATCTCCAAGGCCAGATCGTTGATCTGGTTGTTGAGACGCGCTTTGATGGCGTCGAGTGGAGAGCGAAGCTGACCTTCATCCGCAGCATACTCCACACCACTCATGCGCAATTCTCGGGCAAGTTTCTTTTGCTGGAGACGGATCGCCTGGGTGGCTTTGTCGCGTTGTGGGCCGGACTTCAGGGGAGCAATCTGCGCTTTGGCATCCTCGATTGCGGAAGCGAGTTTGCCGAGGGCGCTCAGTTGCCGAACCTGCTTGGACAGTTCGTCCTGCGACGGCATCAGGATCTTTCCATAACCTGAGAACAGGTCACGGATTTCACGCTCGGTGATGTCTGGGAAGTAAGCTTGAACGTCGGCAGTGACTTCGCGGATGACGCTGGTCAGGTCCGCTTCGCTCATCTCTGGCAGCTTGGCTCCCTGACTGGCCTCAGCCCGAGCCTTCATCTTCTCGACGACGAGGTTGTAAACCGTGCGGGAGTCGAGTTCTTCACCATCTGCTGCGATGGACTGGACACGCTCGATCACAGGAGCTTTTGCTTTATTCGTCTTGAGCGGAGTATCGGCAGAGGGCAACTCTTCCCCAGCATCGAATGCCTTGGACTCGTTGAAGAGTTGCTCCATCTCCTCGTCAGGAAGGTTATAGCCTTCTCCTCGCATCGACGTGACCCAGTCAGCGAGTTTGGTGACGCCTTCAGCGATATAGGTGGCCCCAATGATGACATCGTTGACCGCCATTGACGCGGCTTTGACGAGAACCACGTCGCTGTAGAGATTGCTGCGCAGTTCCGCATTTCGGGCTCTGGCAGCTTCGCGAATCTCTGCCCATTTGTTCGGCTTCGTCGCGGCTTCTTTCTTCGCTGCCTGATACTCCGAACGACGCTTCTGCATCTCGGCGATCTTTTCAGCTTCGACCTTGGCGCGATCTTGGATGTCCTTCAGAACTTCCTGACGACCAGCTTCAAAAGCTACTTTTTCGGCTTCAGCGAGGCGAGCCGCTTGTCCTGACTCAGCTTCCACAATCTTCTTCTGAGCAGCCTCAAGTTGTTTTTGAAGACGAGTCACCATTGCCACGTCAGCCTCGGACAGATTACCGTCATTGGCAGCCCGCAGGGTGGTGAGCATCTTCGGCAGGGAGTAGTCCAGTCGAGCCAGCATCTTGCGAGCATTCAGAGAACGACCCTGCTCAGTGCCAGCCACATTGAGAGCTTCATCCAGTTCCGTGAGGGATGTGATGGCTGTGTCCATCGCTTTGCGCTGAGTCTCGTTGTTGCCCTTCGGAGCTTTGTTGAACTCGACCATGGCTAGGTCGAGAGCATTCACTCGGTTCACGCGCTCACGCAGCAGGATGGCATCTTCGAGAGCACTGATGGTGCGAGGCTTGTCATTGAGTTCTGTGACCAGAGCTTTGCCGCGCTCGGGGTTAGCCGCCATAGCTGCCTCAGCGTCAGACCACATCTGCGGGAAGGTGTAAGCCTCCTGCGTCTGCCGCATGATTGGAGGCAGACCGAGGGCTACGCGCTGTGCGTCAACGGGGTCGTTGGCGATGGGGACGACGGCTGGTTCTGTGGCTTCGCTCGGTGTCTCACGAAGTTTATCTTGTACGGCTGCTGGTACTGGCTCGCGGGGTAGGACTTTATCAGCGTTATCCTCCAGACTGGTTTTGGCGGCGGGCTCATTTGTTGGTGTGGGGGTTTTCGGTTCTTCAGATTTCGGAGCGGGTTCACTGCTTTTTAGAAACTTAGAAAACTCCGCCTCAATAGAGTCAATTCTGGCTTGGAAAAGAGTTTTGGCTCCCCCGTCTCGGGACCGAGCTAGAGCTTTCTTCAGACCAGAGAGCAAATCGGCCAGCCAGTCATTTACGACTTTCTTCACTTTCATCCAGCCAGTTTCGGTGATGTCGCCATTCAAGCGCAGTTGAACCGCCATTCGAGCAGCTTCGGAAACAACTCCTTGTGCCGCGAAAGGATTTGAGGAAAGCAAAAGGGCTATCTCTTTTTGGGAGAGATTGGCTAGGTTAGTGTCTTCGTATAAAGCCCATGCAGACTGCACAAGATCACCAAATCCGGCGTGTTGAAGTTCTGTCAGTGTAGAAGCTGAGCGACTAGCTATCCAGTTATTAAAGTCTCCGGGTTTTCCTTCTGAAACCCATACTTCTTTAAGTGCGTTGAAATCGGCCAAGTGAATCATCTCCTCTGTCACCGTGTCGAGGAGTAACTCTGCGAACACCTCTTGATCCTGCGTTTCAAAGGCGTTCTGTATTTGAGGAGTCAAGCCAAGCCTGACCGTAAATTCTGCTCGATCAGTAGTTTGCACAGAGAACGGTGTCTGTCCGTCGAACTTTGCCCCGGCAAACGAGGAACGTGTGGAAGGGACGCCGAAGACTTCACCAAGGAAAGTCTGTATGTAATCTGGGACATCAGCGAGGCTTTCTGGTCCTCGGACATTACGCTGGAACTGTTTTCTTCGACTTTCATATTCAGGTAGTATTGTTGGTTCGCCACCCTCTTCAGGGCTCATCCCCGTCGTGTCGATGTCTGTGCGTTTGCGCAGGGCTTCGTAGGCTGGACGGATGTATTTCTGGACGTTGGCTCCGAAGTCCTCGATCATCTTGGCCGAGAACTCGGCGAAACTGCGCGCCCCGCCTTCGATATAGAACGCACCGATGGCGATGGCATCCTTCAGGATGCTTGGGTCAAGGCCCACGTTCGTCTGGCCTCCAAGCTTCTTGCGGAGGTTCTTGGCCGCAGCGTCTTTGGTCTCCTTGGTAACGACGGTGTTGGTGTAGCCGAACTCTTTGACCTCCGCTTTTATCTGCGCAGGTGTCGCCGAGTCTAGGATGTCTTGGATATTAGCCTGAGTGCCTTTCGCCTGTAGCTTTTTGGTGATAGCCACGGCGATACCAAAAATCTGATCTGCGGTAAGTGCGCGCCCTGCTGCATCTTCAAACCGTGCTTTGATTCCTGTTTCAGCCTCTTCTATACTGGGCATTTGGGCCTTCTTTACCTGTTCAAGGTACGCAGGAGTCATCGGAGCAGGAGCCTCCTCCACCTTCCCACCTTCAGGCCGGTAAACGTAAAGCTCGCCCTCGGCGACGTAGCCTTCTGGGAGTGTGATGCCGTATGCGTCCACGGCGGCTTTGGAGACTGGTTTTTGAGCTTCTGTAGCGTCGCCAATAGAGCGTCGGTGCTTTCGGTCCCACATCCCTCTGTCTTCTTCCCACCGTTGCTCCTTGGCTTTGTTGTCCTCGCGTGCGCTACGGATAGCTCTTTCAGCGCGTGGTCGGCGATTGCTGTCCTTTGGTAAGTCGTTGAACTCACGTTCAAGGACAGCTACATCTTCAAGCTCAGGTTTTTTAGCTTCGACATACTCCTCCGGAGTCATCTGTTCTGGCTTCGACGTGTCACGCTGTCTGCTTGACTTTTCTGTTTCGGGAGTTGGTTCGGTGGGGGCCTGCTTTTGGGAAGCAGCGAAGTTCTTTTTCAGCGCGTCAAAATCTACTCGACCGCCTTCCAGTGTGGCCCCCGCTGCTTGCACGCCTTCAACCCACCTTGGGTTTACCATCCCGCCAAACTTTGCAGTTTTGCCCGTCACAAAATCGGATAGGTGAACCTTGTTGGCAGGATTTGCAAAATCATCACGACCGAAAAGATCGGTCATCCACTGCATCGCCGCAGGATCGACACGGCTAAGCTCTTCGGCTTGCTTGTCAGCTTCCGCCTTTTTAGCCTGCTCTTTCTTGGCTTCGCGTTGTTTTACTTCAGCAGCAAAAATCTCATCTTGGATGCGGCGTGCGTCATCGCTGATGATCGTGAAACTAGACTTCCGATTCCCCGAGCCATTCGGGTTGGCTGTGTTTGTAAGCAGTCCAGCCTTCTTGAACACTGCGCGAACTTCATCACGCTGCGCTTCAGTCCAGTGACCAAACCCGTTTTTGGATATAGTATTGCCGTTGATCTGCCATCCATCTCCAAGCTGGTCCAAGAGCGGCTCCTCCGCACTTGACTTTTCCGTTTCTGCGGTGTTCTTCTGCTCAGTAACGGCAGGGATCGACCCCTCTGCCGGAGTTCGCGACTCGCTAAGGCCACCCTTCCCCTGTGTTTGATCGACTGGGGGGAGGGCTTTTTTCTTCAAAGGCTCCAGCTTCGTCTCCTTGGTCACGACCACTGGGATGTCCGTCTCACCCCGGTCCTGTGCAGCGAGGAGACGGTGGTGCCCGTCGCTCACGCTGAAGGTGCCATCCAGTCGTTCGAGGACGCTGATGGGCTCGCGACTGGCGCTCGCCTTCTGCCAGCGTTCGTTGTTCTCAGCCTTGTCCTGCTCGGCTCGGGCCATGTCCTCGGGGATGGTGACGAGGGAGGCGATGGGGAGGGTTGGCCCTTTTTGTGACTGTAAAGCAATTTTTGAAGGCGCTAGACTGACAATGCGCTCCTTCAAATCACGAATCTTTTTCTTCTGGTTGGTGGCGCGTGTCCGCACGTTTCTCTCAGCCCACTGCACGCCGAACATACCCCTCTCAGACTGGATAGACTGGAGTTGGGCTTCCTCCACTTCTAAAGCCGACACCAAAGCGTCTAGCTCTTGGCTGAACTTGCGGTTTGCCTTAGCCGCAGCGAGCCTTTTGCGAAACTCCGCTGAGTCTTGTTTTTGAGCTAAGACTTCCTCGACAGCGGCAGTCACATCAGACTCGTAGAAACTCCGAGCACCTTGGATTTTCCCAGTTTTACGGGCTTCGCGCTCATTCTTTTCTAGCAGCTTTTGAGCCTTTTCACGGTCCGTCTTCGACAGGTTAAGTCCGTAGAGGAACTGCATGGTCTGCGGGACATCCATGAGTTTCTCTTCAACAGGGGGTTCTTCCATCCCCAAACTTACCTCCGCTTCACCCTCCGGCGCAACTACAATTTCGACTTTCGGAAATTGTTCTTCTGCGATTGAAGCCGCAGGAACCTCTTTAAAAGCAGGTCCGGTGCGAACTCGCCCATTTTCAACCGTGTAGAAAGTCCCTTGCGCAGACTGGCGGATGGGTTGGTCGTTGATGTCTTCACCGACAACTGGATCTGTGGCGGGGTCCACCGACTCAATCAGGTATCGCCTCAGTTTGGCTCCGAGTTCTTGGAACCGCGCTTCGTCTTTTTTGGAGAAACTGATGCCTTTGACTTTGTTCTGTGCCTGTCCACGGCGGCTCATCAAATCTTGCAATTCTGCAAAGTCAGATTTGTCTTCTTCTGCGACTGGAGCCGCAGGAGCCTCTTCGACTGCTGGTATTGGCTCGACGGGCGGGGCGGTTTCCTCGGCGACGGGTGGCTCGGGCTGGGGTTGTTCACGGGTTAGTGCTCTCTGGCGTTCTTCAGCAAAGATGTCGCCGAGGATACCTGCATCTTCGAGACGTTGGCGTTCGGTTTCGAGGTCTTGCTGACGACGGAGGAAATCTTCACGGGCTGCGGCTTTCTTGCGCTCTTCGGAGAACACGTCAGCGAGAACACCTTCGTCCTCCGCCTGTGCTAGCTTCTCCTCCATGGCTGCGCGCTCTTCGGCGCTAAGACGCTGGCGCATCTGCTGTCTTAGTTGCGCAATGGTTTGTTCTCGGGTATTCTGCGGCAACAACACCCCCGACGCTGGCTGCTCTGCAACCTGCGCACCAACGGGGGTTTCTTCTTGTACGGGGGCTGGCTTCAACCCACCCGCAGCAATGATTGCCGCTGTCGCTGGCAGCAGGTTCGCACTCGCAGCTACTGACGCCTCTGCCGTCTTATTGACCGCATTCTGAAGAGGCTCAATCGGATCGGGGTTCTGAGCAATCTCAACCATCTCTTGCCGGAACGCTTCAACACCGAGTTCGTCGGTTTCGGGCTGTTCAGGTGCAACTGGAGCAGATGGGGCTTCAGCAGGAATCATCGCCTCGCCTTCGATGGTGGGAGAGGGCTGCATGAGCGCATTCACTCCGCCGAGGGCTCCACCTGCCACACCTCCGAGGAGCGCAGCTTCGCCAACACCTTCAAAAGCTCCCGGAGTCTTCACTCCGTAAGGTGCGAGAACCGACGTAGCGACGTTCCCGCCAATCTGAGCAGCGGCTTCTTCGCCAGCTTCCGTTCCTGCGGCTTTGACAATCCCGCCGACACCCTTCTCAGCAGCGTCACCGAGAAACTTCTTCACAGGTGCAAGCTCCGTTCCCATGCCAAACAGAGCACGTTCAGACAGACCTTCGATTGCGCCTCCGAGGAGCGCACGGGCATAGGCCGTGCCGCCCTGCATTCCATATTGCTCGGCGGCTTGGCCCCCTCCCCGCGTTCCCTGGAGGACTCCGGTGCCCGTCAGCACGTTTTGAGCTAGTCGGGTTCCCTTGGCGGCTGCCTGCGCAGCTTCAATTCCGCGAGAGAGCGCAAGAGCTTTCCCGGCTGCACCAGTCGCTCCGCCAGTGAACAGCATACCACCTGCCTGCCCGAGAGCAGAACCAATCTTCATCGACAGGTCTTCCTGATAAGCTGGATTAACCGGCAGCATTCGATTGATACCACCTTCAATGGTGTCCGCAGCCTCGGTGAGTGTGTCCGAGCCTGTCAGGTAGCCGACGCCTCCGATGGTGCCGGGAACGACGGAGAGCGCACCACGTCCTACACTGGAGGCGAAGCTGCCGAGACGACCGGGTTGGTCGGGGGCTGGCTGAGCAGGAGCCGAACGCTGCTGCATGATGTATGCAACCGCTTCGTCGATGTCTGTCTGAGAGGGTTCAGCTTCGGTGTTGAAGCGAACTGGATACGTCGTGTCCTCAATCGTGATTGGAATTTCCCAAGGCATAGCAGATCGGGTTATGGACCGCCTACTTTGACCGGCGCTCCGACACTGAACTTACCACTAGCGGGTGCTGGCTGTCCAGTCTGAGATTGAGAAGCATCGTAGCGTTCTTTGATCTCTTTTGCCCATTCTCGAATAAGCTCGGCATACGTCACTTTCTGCGAACCAGTGCGTACATTTCCAGGCTCCACAAAAGCTACGTCACTCAACTTGACCCCCATCTTGTCAGCTACGATTTGCGCCAGTGGGACTTCTTCGACCGTCGAAGAAGGGGCGTCCCCGAGAGGTATGGTGCTCGACGCTTGCGGTATGGTGACGCCTTCCGCGATGTCGAGGGCTAACCCGAGGACTTTATTTTCGTCCCCGTAAACCCTGCCGATGGACTGATACAAATTTTTCTTCTGATTAGTCCATTCGGTGTCAGCGATTCTTTTTTCCTCGCCTCCACGGTTTTTATACTCTTCTCTCGTTTTCAAGAGGTTTTCACGCTCTGGAGAGATTGGACGTGCTGGTGCGGCTGCGGATATAGGAATGGAAGTTGCTGGACCAATGACCGGCTTCGGAGCCGGATCAACCATCGCGAACTTGGCTTTGTTCGCCTCTTCGAGCTTAGCCATGTACCCAAGATAAGTCTGATCTTTGGCGAGTTCAGCCTCGCGTCCAGTTGCTTTGAAAATCTTCTCGCGCTGCTCCATCGCTCGCTCGTAAGCGTCAATTTTGCGGTCGATTGGATCGTCAGAAGTCCTGCGGGTGAGCGCACGTTTGGTCTCCTCTGCTTTCATCTCCGCCGCCTGTTTGGCGCGGGCAACGGCAGCGGGAATGAACTTCCCAGACGGTGTCTTTAACTTCGCATACTCGGTCTCTGGGACGCCAGCCTCGGCGAGCGCCGTCTCGAACTTCATGTTGTACTCATCGGTGCGGTAGGCGTCGAAGGCGTCGTTCGCGGACGCGCCTTCGAGCATCCTCTTCTCGAACTGCTCACGGTGGTACGGGTCGGTGATCTTCTCACGGAGGATAGGACCGAGCGTTACATCCGTTTGAGGGGTCGTGCTCTGGCGGAACTTCATGTAGCCACTGAGGGGCTGGATCGCCTCTGTTCCAAACATCTTCGGACTCCGAAGCAACTGCTGTTGAATCTGCTCGTCCGTCATGTCGGCGGCTCCACCAAGCAGTTCCTCCGCAGCGAGTTCAGCCTCCATCGCTGCCTGCTCACGGGCATACTCTTCTCCCTGTGCGAGCATCCCACGGGCTTGTGGCGAGAAGCGGGTGTCGGCAGAGGCTCCCTGAGGAAGTCCAAAATAGCTCGCAATCGGCACCGAGCCGACGCCGAACATTTCCTCGAAAGATTGTGTCTGGGGTCGTGGCATATCAGGCTCCGATTTGAACTCCTCTGGACAGTTCCGTGGTGATGTTAAGAAGTGGTCGGGCTCCGCCGCGAGAAGCCTTGGCTTCATCATTGAGGAAGCCCAAAGCTCGGGTGAAACAGGAATCTGCCTCTGCGATTTGACCGGCTTTTTCAAAGGCCAAGCCTTTGAGTCCGTAGCGAAGAGCGCGAAGATTGCCTGGGATCACCCAGTCAGTTTCAGCGACGAGAGGGATGAACCGGCGACGACAGATGGTGTAGATGGCTTCTTCGGTCTCCCCCACACTGTAGCGTTTGTAGCTCGGGCGAGTCTCTCCGGGGTAGTAGGAGCCGATTTGCGTCGGCGTCCCGCTGTTCACCACGCTCAACGTCCAAGGGAGGGTCATGTTCGACGGAGCCTGAATCCCCGTCACCGTGGCAAACACCTGAGTCGTGTCAGCGGAGGGATTGACCGTCGTGATGTTGATTCCTTGGTTCCCAGACGAGTCGTAGATCACGTTCCCCGAGGCATCGGTTCCGAACAGACGGATGACCTTGGCTGCGTCACCCGCTCCACCGACCGTGACGCGCAGTGTGCCTGCGGTGGTGATGTCCGACTGAGTGCAAAAGCCATCGCCCATGTCTTCCAGAACGCCGTAGAAAGCATCGGTATCGACGAGTTCTCCTGGACCGGACTCCGAGAATTGGTAGAACTGGGTGAAGATGGGGCGAGGCACCTTCTGGTAGCGTAGGACGAGAACACTCTGATACCACCTTGGGAGAGTGAAGAAGCCATCTGAGGCAGGAATCGTTACTTTCGGAGTGTTCCCTTTCCAGGCTCCGTTGTAGGTGAAGAACTCGACGACCTCGTTCAGCGCAGGGAGGAACAAAGCCGAATTAATATCCGTCGCATCGACCTCGGTGTAGAGGGCGGAGCGGATGTCTGCGACGGTGAATCTGGTGTCCATTAGCGGTTTTTAGCAGCGATACGTTGGCGGGACAGGATTTTCTGACGGGCTTCTTCGTTGGTCTTATAGGCTTGCTCTGCGGTCATCCCTTCAGGAAGACGGTCGCCTTCGCTCCAAGCGCCTTCGCGGACCTGCTTGTTGGCGAGCCCTTGCATCACTTCGGAGAAGGGGCGCGTGCCTCTCATACTTCCCGAAGTGCCAATAGCGCCCTCCATTCCGGTGGGGCGTTTTACTCCGGCGGGCGCTGTGGAGGAAAACCCCGACCCGTATTTGCCTTGTATGAGGGTGTCGTTGCCGCCGCCTGCGCTCCTATCTATTTGAAGCGGAGTCTGGCTCATTTCACGGAGGAGACGGAGACCTGCGGCTCGGTCCTGAAGACCTGTGTTGGGGGTGGCAGCAGTTTGAGTTGCAGGTGGACCGCCTACAGAAGCTGTCTGAGGAGGGGGGTTCCCAAAGCCACGCTTTTCGATGAGTGTGTTGTCTAGCTTCATCCCGGATGGTGTGGTCTGAGGAGGGTTCATCTTCCCGATATTCCCAAACCGATTCATCGACAGTCCGGCTCCGGCGTTGTCCGTGTTGAACTTGTCGCGGATGGTGCCGAACGTGCCATCCTGCTGGGCTTGAGCGATTCGCTGCTCGCGAGACATCCCTTGATTCCTCTGCTGAAGACTGTCGGCGAAACCGCGAGGAGTCAGGTTCGAGTTCAGAGGATTCCCAAGTCCAGAGGCATAGCCTCCGGGAGTGCCTCTGGACAGAGAATTGCGCTGCTGAGAGCCAAGCATCATGTCGCGACCGTAGTCACGAACGGCTCCCCAGTTCCCTTGACTGTCGGCTTTCATTCCGAGTTCGTCCTCCGCGAAAGCCGCAGCATCAGCCCCCGAGCGTCGAGGGTCGAAGTTCTGTTTTTGACTGAACCCCGTGATTTTGCCTTTGCGGAAAGGCCGATTGTCAAAGCCCGGTCCTGTAAAAACCTGTGTTCTGCGTTCTTGTGGGTAAGCCATATTTTGCTCTGATTTTAGTTGACTGCATCCTCCGCGTCAAAGCCTTTCGACGGACTTGATTCGCAGTCGGTAGAACTCGTTCTCCTCCGGTGGTGTCAACGTCACAGAGTCACCGTTCCGACCTACATTCAGTGTGTACTCGCGGATAACTACATCTTCTGCGTCCGTCTGACCGACTTGAAAAAACTCGCAGGTCAGCCTAAGTCCACCTCGGTAAACGCCGTTGTCGAAGCCCTGTGGCCTAAGTTCTAGGGTGGTGACATAGTAGGTCACTTTTTTGACTCTGAGAACCGGGGGAACTCCGGCATTACTGACTTCTGTCTCTTGCTCAAAGAAACCGGACGCCGCGATGAAGCCGCTCGGTCTGGCGATGCGGGCGGCTTCATGGTCCTCTAAGATGGTCTCACCACCCACCAGTTTGATCGTCCCGTAGATGTAGTATTCCCACGTCTCAGGAGGCGGCTCTTCGTCTTCCCCTCGGTCGATCACCTCCACGGCGATCCCATCTCCAATGACGCTGACTTGGTTCCCGCCTCTTGGCTGGATGGCAGCGACTTTCTCGGCGATCTGCTTTTTGGCAGCCGCTACGAGTTGCTGATACTGGGAAAAGGTCATGGGTAGAGGTCGGTTCTCACTGAGACAACGGTCGTCATGCCGCTAACGACGAGGGTGTCTTCGTTGTCTGGACGGAAGACAATATCCTTCTGCGCAGCCCGCAACATCCCCGCCAGTTCGGCGAAAAAGGTGTCCGCCTGCTGTTGAGGGGTCAACTCGTTGAACTCTTCTTCAGTCATTCCATGTAATTGATGAAGGGGTTGTTACCCGGCAGGACCGACACGTCTTTGTTTCCTGAGATAATGCGGATGAGGGAGAAACTTTGGTCGATGATCTCGGTCGTTCGCTCCATGAGAGCCTCGAACTGGCGCTCGTCTCCAAGCTCCCCCTCCATCGCCTGAAGCCGTTCCTCCTGCTCGGTGGTCATGTCGCGGTGAAGGTGGTGGTTGCTCCGACGAATGGAGAAGCAGGGGACTGACCTGCGTTGACCGCGTTGTATATGATGGCTCGATACTGGTAACTCTGACCCACCGTGAGACCAGTGATCGTCTTGGCGACGGCGACGTTGGTGAAGCCCGAGATCGCGCTGGTAGCTGAACTGAGCCAAGTGCTCGACGACGCCAGTTTGTATTGGAAGTAGGCCGTGGCTGTGTCGTGGTTGGCTCGGAACGTGCCGTTGAGCGTGCGCTGACCAGACCCAGGAGCCGAGTTCGATCCCGTTGTGGCAAGAGGCACAGCCACACCGCTGCCGTTGAGGCTGACAGTGTAGGGGTTCTTGGTGCCGGGAAGTGAAGACGTAACCGATAGAATGATTGGTCCTCTGGCCCCCGTGGTTGTCGGTGTAAACCGAACCGTCATGGTCGTGCTGCCGTTGGATGTCAGGGACGTGGCAGGAGAACTGGTGATGCTGAAGTCCCCCGCAACCGTGGCTGCAATACTGCTCAGAGTCGCATTCCCGGTATTGCGCAGGGTGAAGATCAGGTCCGTCGTCTGCCCCGGCAAGGTTCCGGGGAAGGAGACTGATCCGCCGTCGCTGATTGTCGTGCCGACAGGATACTCGATGACCAAGTCAGCGACATCCAGATTGGAGAAAGCGACCTGCTCCTCGTAAATCGACGTGCTGCCGTTGAAGTAGCCACACGGAACATACGCCTGCGCACGCAGGGTGCCGGAGATCGGAAGTTCAACACCTGTGAGATTCCAGCCTCCAGTGATGCGAACACCTTGTCCGAGGCTCGTCCATGTCACTCCACTGTCTTGGCTGTAGTGGAACACGACCACCTGCGCCTCGGGCGACGTTCCACCGCGCAACCATTGAACTGAAGTCTCACTCAGGACAGAAAGTGCCGAGGTGGCGGCTCCTGAGTCATTGATGAGACGTGCGACATATTTCGTCGTTCCTCCTGCCAGTGTGAAGTTACCGGTGACAATGACCTTTCCGTCCTCCTGCAAAGCCAGTCCATAGACGGCGTTGCGGGCCGTGGCGACGAAGGTGGTGTCGTTGGCTCCGGCTGTCGAGAGCCGGACGAGACGCTCCGTGGAGGCGAGTGAGCCTGCGGTGTAACTGCCCGCGATGACCTTGCCGTCGCACTGAAGAAGGACGGAGCGAACGGCTGCCTGAAGCTCAGTGAACGTGTTGTCGTGGACACCAACTGAGGTGAGCCGATTGAGTCCGGTTTTACTGGCTCCGCCGATGCTGGTGTAAACGCCTCCTGCGAGGATGTTGCCCGAAGCATCGACCGTGACGGTGTACACCTGCCCATTCGCCGAAGCGTTGAACGTCGAGTCGCCCGAGCCATTCGCATTCAGCCGGTAAATGTAGGAGCGTGCAACGCCCCCTCCGAGCGCGGTGATGCCATAGACCAGCAGCTTGCCATCTGTCTGAGTGACGATGCCGTACACCGCGTTGGCGGTGACGGTGGTAAACCCCGTGTCGAGGACGCCTGCGGACGTGAGCTTACCGATGCCTCCTCGGGCCGAGCCTCCGAGGGTGGTGAACGCTCCGCCGACAACGATTGACCCGTCTGCTTGAAGGGCGAGTGCGCTGACATCTCCGTTCGCCGACACGTTGAAAGAGGAGTCGAACGACCCGTCTGCGTTGAACCGTGCCAGTCGGCTGCGAGCCACTCCGCTGACGCTGGTGAATGATCCACCTACGAGCACCTTGCCATCAGGCAACTGGCAGAAGCAGAACACCTCTCCGTTGGTGATGGTGCCCGTCTGGGTTTGAACGGTGCCGGTGCTGTTGATCCGAGCGTAGCGGAGACGGTTGAGGGCGTTGAGCGTTGTGAATGCCCCGCCGACCCAAACCTCGCTGCCTGCGTCCATAGTGGACGTGCGGACGGTGTTGTTGGCGACGGGCTGCCATGTCGAGTCAGCAGAACCGGGTCCGGGCGTGCAAGTGCCGCTGAGACCGAAGGTGAATGGGTTCTCGTCGGCGTCATCGTTGGCAATCGTGACGGTGTCCGTCTTCGCGCCCGTCGATGTCGGAGTGAAGCGAAGGGTGAAGGTCGCGGAGTCTCCACTCGCAATCGGGGAGGTGGGTTGTGAAACGACTGCCCACTGAGTTCCTGTCGTGAGCGCAACTTTCGGAGTTCCAGACAGCGTCAGGTTAGCCAGCCCGACGTTCGTCACGGTGATCGTTATGTCTGACGAAGATCCTAGCTGAAGGTCGTCAAACGCCACGGTGCTGGCAGCATCGGTGAGGACCGTGTCTCCTTCCGACACTTCGATCTCAGGGGACACATCAAACGCGACGGTGTCCTCGACGATGCCTTCGCTCTGGGAGTCTGTCGGGTAGGCTCGGGCGCGGATAAGACCGTCACCCGTCAACGAAGCTGATGGGACAAGCTGCCAGCCGCCCGTGCTGCGGGTGATCGTCCCAGCAATGTCGGCGTAGGTGGTGCCCCCGTCTGTGCTCAACTCGAAGCTGACTCGCTCGGACTCAGGGGATGTGCCACTCCGCAGCCACTGAACCAGAACAACCGAAAGAACCGATAGAGTCGTCGCGGCTGGGCCATTATAGAGTCGGGCAATTCGATTCCTCGCCACTCC